GGACCTTCGGGACCTTCAGATCTCCCTGAGACAGTATTATTTCCAAATGTAAATATACAACACATTGAGCTTATGCCAAGTAACCTGGATCTTTCACAATACAACTTTGAAATAAATTTGAATAGAAATTTAAAATATGTTATCAACTTCAATCTTTTCCACAAAGTTTTATGATTTAAAGTTTTGATGGACACTCAAAAGCATAAGATGTTGCCGCGCGTTATTGCGGTGTGTGGTCTAAAAAGAAGTGGCAAGGATACAGTTGCAGATATCATTGCATCTGAATATGGATATAATAAGATTAAGATATCGGAGAGTTTAAAGGATATTATCAAGATGGCATTCGACATGAGTGACAATCAGCTTGAGTCAGATTTAAAAGACGAAATTGATGATCGATGGGGTGTATCACCGAGAAAGCTTATGCAATTTATAGGAACTGAAGTCATGCAATATGAAATACAAAAAGTAATACCGTCTATTGGAAGGAATTTCTGGATAAAACGACTTGTTGAGACGTACATTGATAAATATCCGTCTGAGAGATTCGTCATTTCAGATTTGCGGTTTCCTCACGAATATGAAATGCTTGCAAAATATAAACCTTGTATTATGAAAGTAGAACGTAAAAGTATAACACATGAATGTGTACACGTGTCTGAACAAGAGTTTAGAAACATTCCATGCGATATTGTTTATAAAAACGATAAATCAAAGGAAGATCTTCTATTAAATGTCCGAGAGTTTATGAATACGTTTAATCAAACTTGATTGTTCTTTGAATATTCATCATATTCATATTTTTCATAGAATTCTTAGATAATTGATTTCTTTTTTTCCTTCGTTGGATAACAATGTTTCCATCGTTACTTCTTACCTCTTTTATTTTAATATTTTCATCTTGCTGTTTTTTTATAGAGTTGTCTTTTTGAGTTTTGATCATATCTGCTTCAATATCGTCAATGTTTACAGTTATATATTCTAGAATATCATTCTGCAAAACCCATCTAAAAAAGTTTAGTTGACCGATTGTTGTTTCCAATGACTTATTATCATCGTATATAAATGAAATTCTGTCTCTTCTTCTAAATGGATCAAACTGTTGTTTAGAATATGCTTTTAGCTGTGACCTGTAACTAAGATATACTTTAAAATCTATAACATTATTTTGTTTTTCTTTTGTAATAACTGTGTTGTTTTTCTTTGAATAATTAGTGACAAACCAATCTATAAGCCGTAATGAAATTTTTGATTTTCCTTCAACAATTGGTACTATCTTACATATATTAACCTTGATATTATAAAACTTGGATAATGACACCATCAATAAATCCTTAGAATTCGTTATTTTATTTGTTTTTTTGGCGTTTTTATCCATTGTAAAAATAATTTTCATTAACCCTTAAATGAGTATTAAAATAGTTAAATTAGTAATCACCACAATCTCCTGAAATTTCCAAAGGTTTTCTTAGCATGGCTGTATTTCTAGGAATGGTACTCATCATAATGGGCCAGTTGCCACTGTTGTTAGGAATAACTGGGTCGCTTCGTAGCTGCAAGTTTGCATTCCTCATGGAGCCTAGAGTACTATTAATACCTTGAAGTGCACCAGCTTGCACAAAGTTAATGTTGGAAACATCACCTTGTCCTGCAGGATTCACAACGCTCCATTTTAGGTTAGCTGCATTTTTGGGAAGCAAATCTTCGGTTGTGAGTCTGTCCTTAGGGAAGCAATCGTTTGGTAGTTTTTTACCTGAAAAATCTACAGCCCTGAATTCAGAATCACCAGTAGAGTCTGATGGTCGTACTTCATTGGTTTGTTCACGTACATTGGGTTGAGTACTCAAGTGTTTTTGAGTAGTAGTAATAGTATTGGAAGGTTCAACTGGCACTTCCCTTTGAATTGATTTGTTTTGCATATTGTCTTGGTAAAAACGCTCAGCTTGAACGGTGCTTTGTTTAGAGTTGTAATAGTGGACAAGTGAGAAGAGAACAACTGCAGCTAAAATTATTAGAACAGTCCTGAAGATCATGTGATTATCCATATTTATATAATATGAACATAAAAAATAAAATAAAAATTTATGATTGAATATTTTGAATAGCTTCACTTATTTCATAAAAATCGTTGACATTTTGAACTTCTGCAATTTTATCTTTTATGCCAACCAAGAGTTTTTTCTTTGCATCCAACTGTTTTATGACTTCTTTGTGTTTTGCATGTTCATCGTCTATAGAAATGCTAATATTCGTCAACAAAAGGTTGTATTTGTCCTTCATTTCTAAGAGCTCCTCAGGATCTGGCTCGGGAATATCATCCAAGTCCGATGAGAATATTGAGTCGGTATCGACTGATTGAAACTCAATTTTATCTGACACATCCTCGATTGAACTGATTGTCCATTCAATAGAGAACTTTTGTTTCAGAAAGCGCAAACCTACAACATCTATAATAATATTCTTCTTACCCTTTTCTAACTTGCCTTCATCATGTTTTAGTTTCACAACAGAACCATATATCTTGTCATACTTCAAGGGGTTGACATAATATTCTTCAATGAGTTCCAAGTTCATATTATTGTTAAACCATTCTACACAATTTGATTTGACACAACTTATAATATGTTCGTTCAAATCAGCAACAAAATCCATAAAATTTTTATTTTTCACAAGTACAACATCTGATGATATTGGAATACACATAGCACTGTCCACAGCAAACCTTAGAGGTAATTTCTTACTTTTATAATGCATAGAAGCGAGAAATGTATTCATCAACTTTTTGGGTTTACTAATTATTATTTCAGATACGGAAGGAAACTGCATTTTATAAAATCAACCATATTAAAATGGAAAATATTAACGCAAACAAGAATGACTTAGTGCAAAGCATTACTAACAAAGTATTAGACCTGATCATAAAAGAAATTAGCAAAGAGGATATGAAAGAAACAATAAAGACTAAGATTATTCATCCCTTGTTGTATCTAGTATATTGCCAATTGTACCCATATATTTATGCTTTTATTGTAATTGTTCTTTTGATGTTTTTAATTTTAATTGCACTACTTGTGGGCTTTATATTGTACTTGAGAAGATAAAAATTGAAATTTGGAATTGGAATTTGAAATAAGATTGGAAATCACTTAAAACAATACAGACACACAATATATACAATGGATGTGGAATACATAAAAAAGATTCAAGAATGGATTCAACTTGACAACAGAACAATTGACATAAAAAACACAATAAAAACACTCCAAAATGATAATAAAGACTTTTTTGAAAGACGAGACAAAGTTGAAAAAGAAATCGTAGAGTATGTCGAACATAACAAGATGGATATGTTAACAATAAACACAAATGATGGTAATATCAAGTTTTCTAAAAGGAACACAACACAACCTTTGTCGTTGAAACTCCTCAGGAATGTACTTGATAATTATAAAAAAGAACATCCTTCAGTTGATACAGATGATATTTACAAGTATGTTGTCAGCAACATGGAAACAAAAACAAAACTCTCGATTAAAAGAACATTACGTTTTGATGATTAAACATATTTTTTCTCTTTGTTATATGATGACTTGTATAATGTTTTTTTCATTTCCTCTTCAAAAACATTAATGTCGATTTTAAGTTTAATATTGTCAATATAACAAGTACGTAATTTTTCTAATATCACATCTACAATATCAATAATGTTATGTTCGTGAAGCTCAATCCATTCATTATATCTCATAATCTGATTTGGAGGAGCTAATTGTGGTAACAAGACCTTTTCTTCAAACGACGTTTTTTTGTACACATTTTGACATGGCGTGAATAGAAGGTTGTTACGTTCATCTTTAAATATTTTATACATGATTGTATACTTTGTATTTTTTATTGTAATTTATATAAGCGTTTATTCTTAAATAAAGTTTAGTAATACTATATACAAAGATGGAAGTACTTACCTTTAAAGATGCTATCGAAAGAAAGTGTGCCATATTTGAAGAAAAAGTTCCTGAAAAGTCATTCACACATGACGAACTTGTTACATATATAGAAACATCTAAGCAAAAAAACACAATGCGATTTGCAAATGATGAGGTGTTTTTGATGGTAATAGACCACGTTTATCCATTGGTTTGTGACATTCAGAGGTATGTAACTGACTTTGGTTACATGAACACATTTTCATATGGAGATATGTATAAAATTGTCCAGAAATGTGTTTCATATGATATAAATGAAGAAGATACAAATGATGATGACGATGATGAAGATGATGATATAACAAATTTTTAATTTAATGTAAAAAATATATTTATATAGAATATAAAACATGGATTCTAAACCACAAATTGCAAATGCTCTTGCACAACTTGAACGTGCTCAATTGGGTGGCCGCCGTAAATCAACCAAAAAACCAGCTGCAGGCAAGAAGTCAGGTGGTGCCATAATGGATGATATCAAAAACCTTGCTGTACCTTTCGCCATTTTGCTGGCAAAAGAGGGTTTGCAAAGCATGTTTGATGACAAGAAAGATAAGATCGGAGTTGCTTCAGACTCTCCAAAGTCAACTTCTGCCAAGTCAACTTCTGCCAAGTCAACTTCTGCCAGGTCAACTTCTGCCAGGTCAACTTCCGCTTCAAAAAAAACATCACCTAAGAAACAAGATGGTGGCAACTGCGCTTCATGCCAACAACCTCAAATGGGAGGCAACAACAAAAAACGTAACGAATCAATGAAGCAAAACTATGCACTTCTTGCTAAACGTATCGACGAGTTCCTTGCAAAATATTAATTAGACATATATAACATTTTTTAATTTATCCATTATTATTTTTTCATATTCAACACCAAGATGTTTAATATTTACATATGCATGACTCAACGCTTCGCATTCATTCTTTGAAAAGTATCGCGAATGTTTAGCGATGAACCAACAACGATCTATAAACATATATGATGGTTCATCTGTATTGTTTTGGAAAATATATTTATGCCCTTTGTATTCTATTGTGCACGCGTCGGTCATTCTAAATATTTTCTAGATGTAGATTAATAAATGGAAGAGAGCTTATATGTGTTTCAATTTTCGAACAAAGAATATGTAGACCTTGTAGACGATATCGCGAGGATGGTTATTATACAAATAGCTATCCAATTTCTGTATTACCTTAACAGCAGTGATAATATCCAGTTCTTTTCATCTGATTTTATACTCCTGGTAATATACATGGTGCTTGGTATTATGCTATATCGTTTGGTTTTCAGAAAAATGATCACATTCAAATAATAAATAACATGTGGAATTCATTAGTCAATAAAATAAAAGATATCAATAATTCACGTCCGTCAAAGAAAGTTGTGGAAACTATGAAAAGTTGTACAGTTAATGATGCAGAAAACGTGTGTAAAGACATAACTGCCAAACCATGTTCAGTTATTATTGGAGAAAATTTGTATCGAGATATCGAAATGATTGAAGATTATAATGGACGTAAACAAAACACAGTGTTGTCGACATTTGATCCGTACATGAAGGGGTCCAGAGATCTTTTGCAAAAACTACTTGAGAATCCACAAAGTGAATTCAACATTTTGCAAGCTAGAAAACGTTATTTGGAGGAGTTGGAATCGAGTGACATTGAAAATATTTTACCAAAACTTAATCATTTATCAAATCTTGAGAATGACGTTTTATGGATATTTATTGAAAAAGATGAGAATTTAAAAGACTTATTTGACATTGTATATTTTAAATGGTCTTTCTTAAAGTTCTTGAATGCATCGCCAACTGCTCTAACAATATCAAACTTTTACAAGATTCTTGTTTCCCCAATCATTGGAATCATGTCTCCAATTATATACTTTGTTATTCCATATATGGTTCTCAGATTCAAATTCAAGATTAAGATATCATTTTTCGAATACTTGCGATTTATGTATAGCACACTTATGAGCGACACTATGATGTCAGGGTTCAACTCTATGGGTAACTACAAATGGATGAAAATTGTTTCGTATTTGATGTCTCTGATCTTTTACTTTCAAGGAGTGTTTAATAGTGTAGAGCTTGCAAGGACATTTCACAAAATTTCTAGTCACATTACATCAAAGATAAATAATGTCGCTGATTTTGCTCAAACAGCAAGGTGTCTTATTGATATATTGTGGCAAGATGATGCAATATCATTCTTTTTCGATTTTGATAATGTAACAGACAAACATCCTATACTACAATTTCCACCTAAACAATACTCTTTGTTTAGCAACTTTGGTGTCCAACTAAGCGAGTTCAAAAAACTCGATATGTCACAGCTTAAATGTATTGTTACTAAGGTATATGTGATTGATGCACTTATGTCTATAATACGATTTAAATCTAAATATCAAGCATGTTTTGTGGATTTTAAAAATGATAACATACCTTCCATGTCACTTAATAATACATGGCACCCATGCCTTGACAAAGAAAAAGCGGTTGCAAATAATATATCATTAGCACCAAATATGAATATGATAATTACTGGTCCAAATGCTGGTGGTAAATCTACATTTATAAAAACCGTATTGATAAATGTAATTTTTGCTCAAACAGTATGTATTTCAGTTGCTTCAAATATGTCATTGAACCCTTTTGCTATTGTCAACTCTCAAATCAATATCCCAGACACAAAGGGTAAAGAGAGTTTGTTTGAAGCTGAAATGTATAGATGCAAGCGCAATCTTGATCTTCTCAAGGAGCACAAAGGTAAACCTTCACTTATTGTTCTCGATGAGATTTTCAATAGCACTAACCCAATCGAGGGTATTGCAGGCGCATTTGCAATTGGAAAGAAAATGTCAGAATTTAACAATTGTCTATTGATATTCACAACACACTATGCTTATCTTACAAAGCTAGAGAAACGAACAAGAAAGTTTATAAACTACAGAATGAACATCAAATATACCGAAGGTGATATAATCTATCCTTACAAACTCGAACGTGGTGTATCTAAACAATATATTGCTTTAGAGTTGTTAAGAAAGAACGGATTTGATCAAGACATCATTGATGATGCATTGGAACTGAAAAAAAGATTTGTGAGTTTGAATTGATTATTTTTATATATTTAGTAAGTTCAAAACTAACAATGTTCAAACTAAACAAGTCTACACATATGATGATATTAATGACCTTTACTCTAGTATTTGTTGTTGTTTATATGTACTACACAATCAAAGATGTTAAACGCATTTATGGCGAAGTAAAGAAAAATACCCAAGACATTCAAGCACTTCAGAGTTTAACAAATGATGTTAAGAATATGAAAGGTACTATTGAAATGATGAATCAAGGTATGCTTGCTCAAAGTCAGTTCAATGTATGTTCAATACCATTTCCAGATATGTCTCAACAGGTGTTTGTTCCACCACCACCACCTCAACATGTATCCGACATTAAAGATGATGCAGAAAGTGTCGCTACTGAAGATATAAAAAAACTAGTCAGAGATGATGACGATGATGACGAAAATGAAGAAATCGGTGTTGTCGACGATGTCGGAGATATAGGTGACATTGTCAATGAAACTGCTGGTGTTGTTGTTGAACCTGTGCAAACACAAGTAATAAGTGAGGAAAGCCTAAAAAAATTAAAGTTTGAAGAATTGAAAGATGTGTGTAAAAAGATGGGTATATCTATTAAAGGTACAAGGGAAGCTCTTATTAGCAGGATATTGACAGAAAAAAATGTTTCTTAATTATAAAATGTTCAAAGATTGTGAAGAATGCTCTCGTGTGTCTAACAACAAATTTTTCAACTGTCCACCACGTATGGCTGATGGCAGACATTTTACAGATTATCGCCCCCGTTGCTTCGGTCAATATCTGATTAAAGTTGACGGTGGGAATATTCCAAGCAGTTATGATTATAGAATGTATCTAACCAGAAACGCAGGTGATATAATGAAGAAGAATGCATTTGACGCATATTCAACAAATAAATGCGGACCTTGTATGGAACCATATGATGAAGGTACAATGATGCCTGAAAGACAAAAACAGGAATGCAACTCCCGTACATGTACATTTGACATCGCCAACCCATCTGGTTTGGGTCTTGGAAGACAATTTTATGACAAGAAAATGGAAGAACAGTTCCGTAAAGAGTTTATTTCTGAAAAAGAAAAAGAAAATCAATATTTCAAAAATACTGCAAACTGTTGCACCAGTCCAGTTGAAGACATGATGTATTATCCTATTGATGGTATAGTAAAGAACAGTTATGAAAGGTATAGCACTCCAGGAGGCGGTGTACCCTTGAGTGGTGGAGACATACTCAAAAAATAATCAAGTTTCATTTTTCCTTTAATTATTCTCTTCATAAAATTAAAATGTCGGTATACTTCGAGAGCGCGTATTGTGCTGGGACAATTAATTATGATAATGATATTGATAGACAAATTAGTGTCAAGGGAAGGATCAACGAAAACATTAAAGATAACAAATTGTATTTTGTTGCTGCATCTCCTCCAGACTATCGTGCGACATTTACCGGATCAGGTTTACCTTTTCACTCACAAATACAAGCATTTCAAAATACACCTAATAAGGGTTCCATAGATATAAATGGATATGGTGAAGAATTTGAAATCAAATTGATTATGCCAAATTCATACTATGTTGGCCTTGGAACGGTTGTTGTACCACCTACATTGTATCTTGAGTATGTTAATCAGTTTGATGTAAAAAGAAATATAAGTGTCAAACTAAGTTATGGTATTCCATACAGGTCTTTAACCTGGCCAGGTCCAGGTCAAAACACTGCACCTCGTGCAAATGTAATGTTTTATGGCACACAATTCAATCTTCCTGTAAGAAGTCAAGAACAAATATTGCGTGATTCATGTTACCCTGTACAAAACAAGATGGACTCAGACTTTTGGGGACTGAAACCTCCTCTGTGATCATTTGCAAATATCTAAGATGGAACCATGATTTTAATAAATTTGCTAAAGAATGAATCAGGTTTGCCCTCGCTCATACTAAAGTTCTTGCCTTCAATAGCTGGCAATTGTTCTGTTGGTGGTTCAAAGTTAGGAATTGGTCTAGGAATCTCACCAATTCGTAAGTTGGCATTTCTCTCTCTTTCAGCCATACGTTTAATTTCATCATAACGATCTCCTGCAATTGTTTTTTTAGGATCAAAATTAAAAGTTGGGTCTTTGTTATACAAGTCTGTAATAGACTTGACATCTTCGCTTGCTTTGTCTACACGCATCCTTTCAAAGTCTTTGTCAATGATAGGGGCTGGTGCTGGATAAACTATAGATTGAGGTGTAATCACTTTAGGTGTATCAGGGTGTAGCGTACGTTTCTTTGAATCGCTTCCAGGATATTCAACACGTGGTTTATATTCATCGTCGTCTGTTTTTTGTTTGAGGAAGTCTCTCTGGTCGATTTCAACTTTCAGTTTATTGTAATCGTAGTCTTCATATTTGTTCTTGATAAGTTCGTTATTCTTCAATATCTTCGGACATTCGTCTATGTACAACAATTTATATTTTTTCTTGATGTATTCCAGATCATCGATCGTAAGGAAGTTTAAGAATGATTGTCTATCTTGGAATATACTTCTGTAAAGTCTGCAAGAATCATTGTTGTATGCAGGAGATGTTTTGTCCCAGCATCTACAAATAGCGTCCTTGCTGTTTGCCAAACAATATTCATTGATTGACTTTTTACATTCAGATGAAGACAACATAAGTTGATTTGTGTCACACCAGCTTGTTATTGATGAGCATGCATCACATGCATTTTTGTCAAAAGGACATTTTGTATAACCTTTCAAAAAATCTAATGTTGAGTTGTAACGAGACAAAACTTTACCAAAATTTGGATCAACATTCTTCATATACTCGTTCATAATATGATTATAGAAGCTAGTGACATCGTCATCTGACAATGCAAAATCGTAAATTGCAAAATTATATATATTTGCATTCCAGTTTAGTTGTCTGTTTAGGATCAACTCTTTATTACTAAACGTAATGTCGTCATTTGATATGTTGAATTTTAATAGTTGATGAATTACATTACTTTTTTCAGTCATATACAATATGCGTATGTTGTCGATGTCTTTTACAATAAAATAGAATATCAATGAGTCCTTGTCAAGATGCATATATTTGTCATTTGAATCAATCAAACATGTTTTAGGAGCTTCACTTGAATATTGAAACAATAGGCTTCCCATTTGGACATTGTTTGTAAGAGACAATGATCCACGCTTAATATACATTGCAAAAGCATTGTTATTTGGACTGTTTGCATACATTTTAAGGATTTCTATTTCGTTGTTACCATTGTTTGAAACTAAAAGATTACCATGTTTTACAACCAGAATTGTTGTGAATGTACCATGTACGTCTATGCTAAGATTATTTGAATATGGTCCAACTAGACGGTTATTTCCTAGGTAGAAACCTGACTTTCTTGAAAATACAGGTGATAAGTCGAAATCAAGGTCACGAGTTTGATCAATTTTACATTTAGATTTGTCCAAGTTTTCTTTTGGTGCCAGGTTGAACCAAACCTTCCCAATGTTTTGATATGACTTGCTTGAAAAAGCTGTTGTGTACATTACCAATCCCTTTGAGATGTCATCGATATTTTCTTCAATGTCCATCTTTTTGTTGTTGTTCAAAATCTCTTCAAGTGTTATCTCGTGAGTTGTTATAGTTAAACTGTCATTCGCAAATGTTTCAATAGGTTTAGTCTTTGTAACGTTATTACAACACAACAATGTATAAATTAAAACCAACAACGAGCCAAATATTATCCAATTATCCGGGCTTTTAACCTGATTAACTGCAAGGTATATTGCAACAAGAGATATAAAAATAATAATAAGTGTTGTACCCATATTTAATTATTTCATATATATTTTTTACCCGTGTTCTTTATCTTCTATTTATTTTGTAAATTATAATTATATAAAGTTATATAAATGAATGATCAATCTGTTAAAAAAGTAAATATTTCTTCCCTCATGAAAGGATCTTCTGATATTTACACCACAAATATTGTAAAAAAAGAAAATCACGGCAGTGAGCGTTTGAAACAAGATGATGCCTCTGAAATAGACTTTGAGGATATTGAGGCTAATGAAGATATTGAGGATAATGAAGATAATGAAGATATTGAGGATAATGAAGATAATAATGTACAATCGCTTGTCGACGAATCTTTTTTCGAAGATAGCAAAGAAGAAAACATAAAAGAACTTGACAACTTCCTTCATAAAGGAGGCAAAAAGAAAAAGAACAAAAAAGACAAAAAAGACAAAAAAGACAAAAAAGACAAAAAAGACAACGAAAGCGATGTATCTTTCGAGAATATATCAGATGCTTCAGATGCTTCAGATGCTTCAGATGCTTCAGATGCTTCAGATGCTTCAGATGCTTCAGATTCATCATCAGATACTTCAGATGCATTATCAAGCGTGTGCACTATTGATCTTTTGAGCAACGATCCACTGTTTATTGTGTTGTCTCAATTCTTCATGAGCAGAGAAACAGGCGATAACATTGTGACAGTGATGGAAAAACTGAACAAAAATCTAGAAACACTGATCACATCCAGAAGGTCTTAGACTAATAATCTTGCTCTTTGGAATCATAATTTTTTTCTTAACTTCAACATCATTTAACAACGGTGTTTGAATTGTTTTTTTTTCTATCTTTTCTCGATTGGATATGATAATCTTATTTATCCATGCATATGTCTCATCTATTTGTTCTTTGCTTTGAGCCCCTGTAATAATCACACACCCTGATTGAAATACTGCAACCGTAATTTTCTTACAATTTGTATCACTCAAACCATTGCCTTTACCGTTCACACATGAACTAGTACAATAGCATACACCATTGTTATGTCTATTATTCACATTCCACATATACTGGATTTTTACACCAGGATATATACAAGGTTCATAAGAACACATATTGTCATATTCTGATATCATTGTTTTAAACAACATATCACGTTTAATATTGAAACCTATCTTGTAATCACAATTAATCATACGAATCATGTAATTTGTATTGCATAGTCTGGACACATCTTTGATAATCTCGCTATTATTTGCATATATATGTTTTATATCAACGATAAGTTTGTCAATAAATTGTCGGCCTTGATCTAAAAATTTGACACCAGTCATCTGAATATTACCGTTCTTGAAAATCTTACAGTTTAAAATTGTAAAATCATCCCCCATCCTCACACGATATTCTAATGTCAATTGATTATCAAACTTTTTACATGAAATATTAGTTTTTCTTTTGTTAACATTCGCCTTCTTTGAGATTCCCTTTTTGTTGTTCCCAAACTCCGCATACAGTGCGCCTTCTATACACTTATCAGTATGTATAATAGTTTTCTCATACATTATATCAAGATTTACATCTGTGTTTATAGAACCAGTTGCAGTGATTGTGCTGATCTTGTAGTTTGTTATGGAATCCATTTCTGCTCGCAAAAAACAAAAATGATGAGTATCAATTTTTGTTTATCTTTAAATAAAGTTCAATGTCTTAAGTAGTTTTAATTTTCCTTCCACCCTTTCCTTTTGTAATTTTCTTGTCGATAGATGCTTCCATTACAGATGAAAGTGTTGTATCAAGGTTGTCGAGTTCTTCCTTCCACATATCTTTGATTTCTGTAGCCACAAGTTTCTCCAAAGCTTCACACTTGCGTCTATATTCGTCCTCCAAGTCTTCAACCTTATCAATCGTAAGGTTATAAACAGGAATTCTGAGAAGGTAATCATACGTATCGTCCACCAGCATGTACTCTTTGTCTTTGAGCATCACCTCCAAGTCAATTTTCTTCATTTTGTGAACTATAATGGTTTCGTTAACAACTTCCTTTATGAATCTGATTTTATTCTCAATAATTGAATTATCCTTCAGTAATTGCTGAATCATAAAGTCCTTCCTCTTCTGATAGTATGAAAGACGTACGTTGTAGAACTCTTTGATGATATGTATAGCAGAATTATACTTCTTGATTTGTCCAAGGTTATTGAACAAATACATGTTTGTTGTCCCAAGCAGCTTCAACGATACTAACTTAAATTCGTTTTCAAATCGTGTAAAGCTATTTGTTTCTATACACATTAACTCATCAACAACACCACTATTTGAGAATGTAAGGATGAAATGAACATTCTTCTCATCATAGAAACTCTCGTAGTTTTTGAAATCAGCATTTTTCTCATAATAGTCTTCCATTGCAATCTTGAAATCTTCGGTCCAATATCCTACAGGAAGTTCTTTTACTTCAATCTTTGTTGCTGATAACCTTGACACACGACCACGACTGATCCATTTGTCGCTTTTGTCCCCACATTTTTGAATAGACCCGGTAAACCCCCTATACCAAGGTGTCAATTCATGACTATCTACTGTTTCATCATTGTTCAATAAACGACGAAGTACCGAGATAATATCACGAGGGTTGTAACAAGGAATGTTTGTACTGAACCCAGTACCAATCCCAATTGCGCCGTTTACCAACACCATCGGGATAATTGGCATGTAAAACTCTGGTTCGATGTCAAACCCGTCGTCATTAAGGTAATTCAAGATATATTGATCTTGTTTGATAAATATTTTCGGTGTAATTTCATGTAGCACCGTGTTAATGTATCTTGGTGCACCTGAATCTTTTCCTCCCTGAATACGAGTGCCAAATTGTCCATTAGGTTTGAACAAATTTATATTATTGGATCCAACAAAGTCTTGAGCCATACCTATAATCGCAGCTTGCAGACTGGCATCACCATGATGATACGATGTATGTTCCATAACATAACCACAAAACTGGGCTACCTTGATCTCTTTGTCATACAAGTTTTTCTTGAACGCCGCATACAAAATCTTTCGTTGCGAAATCTTCAGTCCATCACAAATACTAGGAATTGACCGTTCAATATCATAATTCGAGAAATGAATCAACTCTTTGTTTACAAACTCATCATATGAAACATCCACTTGTGCACAATCTAGAATAGTTTGCTTGTCATATGCGCCTAACCACTCTTTGCGATCGTCTGCACGCTTCTTGTTGAATGCCAGATCAAGCACGTTGTTGCTTGTTGAATCATCCCATTTGTAAGAAACCATTTTCATTTGTCTGAAATACTCTTTTGCCTCTTGATTGTCTGAAGTTCCCAGACCCTTGTAATACTTAATGTCCCATCCCTTGCCATCATTGTTCGCATGTTTCCAATTCTCATAATCAGTCATACTGTAAAAGCTAATAATATCTTTGCCCTTTTTGACTTTAATGATTGGTGTGAGCATTGATGAAATGAAATCGTTTCTGATAAGAAGCGAAGGCCATAGAGTGTGAAACATATTGAACAGAAGACCCTTTATATGTGAACCATCGTGATCTTGATCACACATAATCATAATACGTCCATATCGTAAATCGTCTATTGATTTGTAATCCTTCCCTGCTTCAAGACCTATGATTTTCTTTAGCGTCGAAATCTCTTCGTTCTCCGAGATCTTTTTCATTGTGACATCCTTAACATTAAGAATCTTACCCCTCAACGGAAAGACACCGTATCGATCACGACCAACCTCACTGAGACCTGCAATTGCCATTGACTTTGCACTGTCCCCTTCTGTAAGAATTAACACACAATCTTTGCTTTTACCCGAACCTGCCCAGTTTGCATCATCCAATTTATGAACACCCTTTATAATTGTCCGTTTTTTGCCGTCAGTCTTCTTCATCTTGTTGTTATCTACCACTTGGCTGATTTCACAAATCTTTTCAACTATTCCAGATTTGTACAATTTTTCAATGAACTTATCACTAACTTCACCTTTACTTCCAAACTTAGAAGCAGGTGTTGTTAACGTCTCTTTTGATTGACTGTCAAATGATGGATTCACCACAGTGCTTTTAACGAAAACAATTAGATTGTCTTTAACAATCTGAGGCTTAATGTTAATGTCTTTCTTCTTTTTTGAAATAAGGTCGATCAACTTCTTGGTAATTTGATTCACAATATAATCAACATGTTTTCCACCCCTTAGAGTCCAAATTCCATTCACAAATGACACCTGTTCAAATCCACTGAAATCGTTGTATGAAGCAACAACTTCCCACCTTTCATTTATCTTTTCATACACCCTTGCATGTGAATTCTTATCACCAAGATAGAGATTGACATACGATTCGAAGTTTTTGAATTCGAGTTTTTTTCCGTTGCAAAATACAGATACATCGTTGTCTGTTACTGCACATGTATCATATACACGCTTCAACATAAGACTATACATGTCGTCTGTTAATCCTTTCATGTTGAACTTTGCGTAATCTGGCATAAAACGTATTGTTGTATACGGTTTCTTGGTATATTTTTCAATAAGTGGTGTATTAACCTTGCTCATATTGTCCTCAAACCGTTGTTTATATACTTTTTTCTTATTGCTATCAACTGTTTCTATTTCGAAAAACTTGCTGAAAATATTGCATGCCTTCGCACCAATACCATTCTGACCACCAATACATTTTTCCTCGTTATCATCATAGTTTGTTGATGTCAGAAGGTTGCCAAATATCAACTCAGGAATGTACATGCCATGCTCTGGATGTTTTTCAATTTCAATCCCCTCACCATCGTTTGTTACTTCAATGACACCAGTATTTTTATCGATAACTATTTTGATTGATTTTACAAGATTCTTGCAATCTGGTTGCGACTTCAAACGAACAGCATGATCGATTGCATTTACAAGGATTTCATCAAATATTTTGTAAAGCCCTGCTACGTACTTCACCGATTCCTTGACAACCCTGTTTTCATTTTCTTTAAAAACCCATGTTTGACAACTGTCTTCATCCACAGATCCAATATACATACCAGGACGTGTAAGTACATGTTCTCTGCCTTCGAGCTTCTTGTATTTGTTACTCAAACTCATTTTGCAATTTCAATTGCACTATCAAAAAATAAGCGACTTAGTGTTTAAATAGCTTTTGATACTTGTTTTGGTTAACTATGCTGTTGAAAGCTTCTAAATTCAATTGAGAGCGATCACTGGATTTACGTTGAGCTTTTTGAATAATCTCTTGTAACTGAGATTCAAATTTTTCCTTTAAGAGCTTTTGTGCCTTCAATCTAATTTGGAAATCTGTTTGGAGATTGTTGCATGCTTCTTTCATTGAAGTCAATGGAATGTTAAACTGGCTTTGACCACCTTCTTGAATAACTCCTTGTGGATCATTGACAACGAATGCAGGACGAATAGTTGTACTAGACACATTCATATCCATACCCATTGGAGCATTGTTTTCGTAGTGATGAGTGCGTACACCAAAGTATTCCAGGGGAAGCGTTGTCTCTGCACCACCTTGTTGTTTACGTTTAGACTCAAACAACTCTTGAATATGATATTCCTCAATTGTTACTTTTCCTTCACGCTTGGCCAATTTTTCTGCTTTATGAATAGCGTTTTTAGCAAAATTAAATAGACTAGTGTCAATTAACTTTAATACACGATCATCTACTTCACGAATGCCTATCTTTCTCAAGGCTGACTTTAGGTTTTTCTCGGCTATTAATTTCATTTTATAATATTATAATATATTTTTAATGGAAACTACAAAATCTAATGGAAGAGTTGACGTTTTAAATAATGCGAATTACCAATCATATCGCCTTTTTGAAGAAGATAAAAAAGACCCGGATTCATTTAACAAAGAAGCTATTCGAAATATCCATATCAATAACCCTATAAGTACAATATTTTTTAGCCAACAAAATATTGATGCTCTGCAAGAAGCTATAAGATACCAAGTATACAACAAATCATGTAAACAACATATAATCGATAAGCAGTCAGAAACAGAATTATTTATAATAATGCGTGCATATTATCTCCAATATGCCGAACACAAACCACACAGTATACTTGATCAAATCAAAGAACTCAATCGCATGGTTATTGAATATTGTGTCCCAAAAATCTTAAATGAAATTGCAATATATACCCATTATAAAAATGATATACAACAATTACCAGTACCAATGGAACGTGGTGCTTATTCCAGCTCAAAAGGTACAAAAGTCTTGGTCAACAAGGAGTTCTGAGAGTTTTTTATATTGTGTAATAATAAAATGAGTAGCTCACCTAGTAAAAGTATATCATACTATAACACACTCATATTTACAATTATTTCAGGTATAATATCATTGTTGCTTTTGATAGCATTATTCTTTGATATATTTAAAGACTACATAACATTTATTATTACTGTCGAAGTCGGTATATTCATAATCATAGGTGGCTGCATTTGGGCTATCATTGCAAATGAACAACTTATCGACAAATACAAGCAAGCTAAGAATTTCAATATCGATTTTACAACATGCCCTGATTATTTCATCCAACGCAATGAAGGTGGTAAAAACATTTGTTCAAACGAGTATATCACCGAAGATGAGTACAAAAATAAATTTTTGACCAAGATTTATCCTGTTGATAACATCGACAAAAATGAAATGTACCCATTACCTAAATTACATGTCCATTCTTACGTTGATTCAACAAAACCATACGATAAATATGATAGTAGTATTATTGAAACAGCAACAGATCTTAAAGAAACTAGGGACAAATGTGCGGCTGTCCTTGGACAAAACATAAATTATAAACTATACAGTGCCATGCCTTGGACAAGTGCTATTGCACGGTGTGAATCGTTTGCCAAGTAAATCAGAAACAACACATTTAACTTTATTTTTATTTTATTATGAAATGGACATCTTACTCAAATATAGACCATCTTCATTAAACGAATTTGTAGGTAATAAATCACAAATACAAAAACTTAAAAATGCACATATGCAAAAGAAACATGTTATGTTACTTGGTCCTCCTGGTTGTGGCAAAACTTTATTAATAGATTTGTTCTGTTCTGAAAAAAATTCAAACGTCCTTGATGTTCATAAGGATAACATATGCCAAATATCGCCATTTTTAAACAATAAAACAATTCAATCTTTTTTTGATGACAGATCCAAAATTATCGTTTTTGATAATGTTGATGTGCTTATCGCAAACGACAAACTTACATGCTCGTTTCTAACAGAAATAACCAAACAAACCGGATGTTTAGTTGTTTGTTCATGCAACAGTAACGAAGAAAAGAAACTTACAGACCTTAAAAAACACGTTGAAGTTATAAAGCTGGAATTTCCTTTACCAAGTAATACTTTCGCTTATATTATCCAAATCCTTGATAAAGAGAATATTGAATATGATCCAGAAGATGTGTTGGAGTTGTGCAAAAAATACAAAGGCAATATAAGAGAAACGTTCAACCAATTACTACATGGATCACGAAATCACCATTCTTCGTCATTTAAAAATTTAAATAGTGTTGAAACTGTCAGTAAATTATTAGCTTGCAATATTGATGCTGTTGACATTAAATATATTATCAATGCAGATGCAAACGTAACATCATGTATGGTTTTTGAAAACGTCCCGGAAGAAATTCATTATAACAGGTCACCTAAGGACATGAAACTGGCAATTTCATTATACCGTGAAATAGCAAATAAATATCTTGAAAGTACTATTTTAGAAGATTATATGTGCAAAAATCATGAATGGTCTATGTGGGATATGGTGTATACCATTCGATTCGGTGGCACAAATTTAATATTAAATAAAAATCTACGTATTGATGTACCCAAAGAATATATTATACGTTGCTCACAACTGCTAAGCAAAACATCCCATAAACAAATCATGAATAAGAAAATACGTTCTTTTTCAGAGGGAATTTCAATGGATAACAAGTTATTACTCGCAAACATTGTTACAAAGAAGAGCAATGAAAAAGAATGGAAAAAAAGACTCAACAAAGAACAGTGCAACTTTATCAACACATACACCAAATATTTTTTGTAGATTTTCTTTTCTTTTGATAAATAAAATGAGCTCGTCTGCTACCAATTCTGCTGTTAATACTGCGACCGATACAGCAAATGTTGTCATGGACAAGATTAAAAATTTTCTTGGCGATAAAGGACATATTGTGGTAATGATTGTAGTTGTATTACTTGTCTTTATTCTTGTTATTGTGTATATATCATTTGCTCTCAAGGCATCTAACCTCAAAGGTAAGTTATTGACAAAGTCGCCTTTAAAATTAGATGATTTGCAAACACCATTTGTAGTTGATGCAGGTGACATTCCTAAACCTTCTGTCGGAAGAGAATACTCATATTCATTTTGGATGTATATTGACAACTTTACACAAACTAATGATGCACCACAAATGATTATGTATAGAGGTACTCAAAATAGTATAGGTGATGCTAACCCTATTGTCATGATGGATGGAAATTCCAACAAATTATACTTCGTGATTAAGACACAAGGATCTTCTTTGTCATCTACTGTATCATCTATCAATTATGATACTAACCTGCAGAATGTTTTGTCTAGATCATATTTCAATAATCGCGACTTTACTTTAAGTACTCCTAATACACACAAACATATAATTATGTCAATTGATTACGTTCCTCTCCAACGTTGGGTACATGTTACTGTCGTGATTGATAACAAGATTATTACAGTATTCATGGATGGTGAAATTTACAGCGTCAAGAGTATTGATGAGTATAAAATGACCAAGCAACCTGAGTTTGATGTAAGAGGTAATAAGATTGATTATAACTTGATTATTGAAAAAACTGAAGGCTCTATGTATCTTGGAAAGTTCAACGGTAGTAAGACACCTAATGCATACTTGAGTAATCTTGGTTTCTACAACTATGCAATCTCATTATCTGAAGTGAAGAAAGTGTATATGCAAGGACCTTTTGCTAAAGGTAACTTCCTAAGTGCAATCGGAATATCATCTTATGGAGTGCGTTCCCCTATATACAAGATTGATGAATATCAAACCGCTAAATAGTAGACCATACATTGGGTGTAACTTTTTTTCTCATGAATAATTAACAAAAATGACGGGAGATTTAAACATTATTATTCAAGTTATATTTGGTTTGGTAGTTATTATATTATTATATGTGATCACTCTTGTGGTACTTAATGTAGATTCTATTGTTGCATCCAAGTCTGTTACAGTAAGACCACGTGACATGACATTAGTCATTGATGGCTACGCACCATCTAGTCAAATGGCTAACAAGAGTTACAATACAATCAATCCTTTTGTGGAGGATTTCAGAAAGATTGGCAGGTCCATTAACACACATGGAGGTGCTCAATTTACATATCAGTTATGGATGAAGATCGAAGATATTACAATTGCTAACTTTGAAAATCAAGTCCTCCTCCTGAAAGGTGACAACAGAAAATACAATATTGGATTGTATGATATTACCTCTGGTAAGTTGATAGACGATACATTTAAAAATGATTACGCAATTAAATCACCATTGATCAAGTTTGGCTCGTCTTACAAAGATATAATTGTAGAATTTAACACAAACAAGACATTAAACTACTCTACACATATTAAAACAAATACCGATGGAGATCCTATTTCAAAGAGAAATGCACTCAGTCTGTTACCTATCAATTGGTACCTTTTCACGTTCGTATTTGAAGATAATTTTTCACAAACTGACAGTTCCGAAAACGGTATTAAATTTACATTCTATATGAATGATTTCCCATATCACTCAGTGTCCGCTTCAAGTGACCCAATATTACGTAATAACTTCCTAAAACAAAACGAAGGAAATCTTCACATCCTTCCTGGAATGAAAACAGTTAATGACTTTATCAAGTTAGCCAATATTAAATATTACAACTATGCTGTTGATCATGCGTCTGTGATGTCTGAATACTCCAAGGGCCCTCCTAAACATGCTGCCACTCTTGTTGCACAGAACGTCGCAAAACCTGCATATTTATCAGCATACAACAAGATGGATATTTACAACTATTAAGATGAAACATTGAATGAAAACCATTAATAAGGGATTCATACCAAGGCATACAATGTTTATTAACGATCAGGCCGTTGAAAAATGGGCAACTTTACAAAAAAACATTCTAAATGAAATTGTACTAACTGGAGACATTCAACCCAAGTATAAATACAACTATGCAAATCAGACATGCAACGTGATTATGCTAATTATTTGTTCATTCACAGTTTGTGCACCGTGCATTATATGAGATGCATGTTGTTGCTGTCTTTCCTTTTGTATGAAAAACCCATTCAAATATGGTTGTGCAACCATATCAATTACACATTACACATGGGTGCAAAGACACTTTTCTGGATGAACAAAAACTCCTTGAAAAACAACTTAACAATAAAATCCATCTTATTATAAGAAGTGTGTTTGGAATATCTCTCATCATTTGATGACTGTATCTCAAAGGGTAACGCAAAGACTGCCAATGTTATCAGAGGTCATCTTGTCAACATTATCCGTGATTGTGCGTATTGTTTGAAATACATCAGTCTGAATGATGATGGGGATATTGAAAAGCTACGTGACATTATCACGCGTCTTTAAGTTATTTAAATTCTTTTTGATCTAATCTTATAAATAAGATAAATGGGTGGCGGTGTCATTCAGTTAGCAGCATGGGGAAGTCAAAACAAATATCTTATGGGAAATCCTGCATTAACATTCTTCAAAAAAGTTTACAAAACCCATACAAATTTTTCTGTTGAAAGCATTTCAGTTGATCTCAACAGAACAGACGCTAATATATTTGAACCAACTATTCTTAAAACCAAACTTCCGAGAAACGGTGATTTAGTTGCTCAAATTTATTTTGTGTTTGAGCTGCCACCAGTTATAAGTGATGGTTTTACAAGATTCAGATGGTTGGAGAATATTGGAGAAGCAATAATAAGTAACATCACATTAACTATTGGCAACGTAACAGTTGATAGACAATCTGGAGAATTTATGAATATACTGAGTAACGTTACACTTCCATCTTTCAGACGAGAGATGTATAACAAAATGATTGGGAATATTAGTGCTCTTACCAGTCCATTCAGGGAGCAAATTTTAAACAAAGTTTATCAAGATAGCTCATTGAGGGTTACGAAGATATACCCAGCTGAGGGAGATGGGAACAATCCAACATTGCCATCTCACAAGTGTTTTGTTCCGCTTAAGTTTTGGTTTAATAGGGATTTTGCCAGCGCTCTCCCAATAGTGGCACTTCAATATATGGATGTTGAAGTATCGATTGAAATACGACCAATTTATCAAATCTATCAATTGTTTTATTACTTACCTGGCTCTAATATTGCAGCATACCAAGCACCTAATGTTGACAATCCTTCACATCATATTAAAAACTACATAAGTCAAGATAAGTCTAAATATCTCAGAGATGGCGACATTATGGACTTGAATGCACGATTGGAATGCAACTATATATTTTTAGATAAAGAAGAGCGTAATTTTTTCATGAATAAGCCTTTAGAATATTTGATAGACCAATGCACCCGACACGAAAAGTTAAAACTTTCGGAATTCAACGTTATAGACTTTAAATTACAAAATCCGGTGAAGGAGTTGTTTTGGGTATTTAGAAGAAGTGATGCAAACAAAAGGAATGAATGGTTTCATTTTTTGGATGGAACAAAAAACATAATGGTAAATGCAAAATTTATGTTTAACGGTGTTAACAGATGTGAGGAAAAAGAACCACAATATTTCAACTATTTGCTTCCATTTCAACATTACTCGGGAGATCCCACAGAAGGAATATATGTCTTTCCATTTGCATTAAATCCAGAGGACGGAATAAAACAACCATCTGGAAGTTGTAACTTTTCTAAAATAGATAAATTTCAGTTTGTAACAAAAGTCGCTATTCCAACATCTCAATCATATTTTTATGATTTGTTATTTTTTGCTTCAAGTTACAACATGTTGAGAATTAATGGTGGTATGGCATCACTTTTTTACAGCATGTAAATGCAAAAATATCTATGGTTAAAGTATAAAATGTTTAGTAATATATTGGGACAACGACCAGTACCACCAAGTACTACGGATAACAGAACTCAACGTCAACGAGTTGATCAATTTGCTGAAGAATTGCGTACCACATTAAAAAATGTTGGCAAAGATCAATCTGGCCAACTGATAGGTATTAAACTAGGTGACAAGGCAGCGTTCCAAAGGCAAGTTGATGATCTCGTTGATTCCATCAAAAACTCTTACCAAACATACAACAGTGAAATGGGCAAGTACTCAAAAGTAAAGAAACTCAACGAAAACTTAGTAGTCAACTTTAGGCATAATTTGAGAGTAATGGTAGATGTTACAAACCTTCTTACATCTTATGTGCAGTTGTTTGAAGTGATTAAATCTGAACTTGCCAAAATAAATTCGTTGATAGGAAAAGATGTCAGTGTAGAAGATATTAGTTATCTTGAATCAATTACTCAGCAACAAATCCAAACTCTTCAAAATGAATTCGTTAAACAAACTGATAAGCTGACTTCACTATATGATCAATACGCTCTTACTGAAGAGAAACAACACATTGTCGATACACGAGCTAAGATGTCTGAAATTATCAACGATGCAACTTCTATTTATGCATCTCGTGGTGGTGCAACCAAACCTAGAAGAGCTACAGCATCAAAGCTAAAAAAATCTCCTAAAAAAGGTAGCAAGTGCTAACTATTTAAGAATTTAACATGTTTATTTTTGTAATGGCTACAGCAGGAGGATCGTGTAATGATGTTACAAAGAAACCAATCAAAAAAGGTAGAAAGTCAACAAAATCAGCAGTGAATGAAGACACGAATATTATTGCAACAAGTCAAGAGGAACCATCAAAAACAAAAAGAGGAAGAAAACCCAAAGCAGTTTATAACAGTGTTGACATAGTATCAAGTGTACACAATGCATCTGATGTTGAAGATGAAAACGTAATAGTTAAACTAAATATCAAAGACGAAACATTCGGAGAAATGAAATATGAAGATGACGAGATCCCGTATGCTTACAACCATGATTATTACAATAAAATTTCAGTATATGATGAAATGTCATGTAAGAAAGTTTCTCATGTTCAAGATGATCAAAAAGGCACACTCAAAGTTATTGACTTGTTAAAGGATTTTGAAGAGAAGAACAAGAACAATGAGTGGCCATCCAATACAACAATACATTGTTATTGGTGTTGTTGCAAGTTTGATAATCCACCTTTTGGCATACCCATAAATTTTGACAATGATAATTTTGACGTGTATGGTTGTTTTTGCAGTCTAGAATGTGCAACGGCTTATAATTTCAAAATGAATCACAACATCGATGAAATGTGGGAAAGATATAATTTAATAAATCTTCTCAGCAGAAGGATTGGCTACAAGGTTCAAGTAAAACCTGCTCCTGACCGGCTTTCACTCAAACATTTTGGTGGCTTTATGGATATTGAGCAATTTAGAATGTATACAAATACAAACAGATTTGTAAATGTAAATTTCCCCCCGATGACATCTATTACACAACAGCTCGAGGAAATCAACGAGTATGACTTGAAGAACGATCTGAAATATATTCCGATTGATAACGAACGGATAAAAAAATACAAAGAGAAGGTATTTTTTAGAAGAAATAAACCATTAATTGATCAGAAAAACTCAATAGAATCTACTATGATATTGAACTATGATAATTAATTGCAATCCCATGACACCTTTGTTTTCCCGTTTTCTTTTTTAAGTTGACCAAGACGTTTCCCAATAGTTTCGTCTTGTGTTTTCTCATAAATTACCATATCTACGTCGTCAGTAACATAATAAACAACACCTTTGATTATCTTTTCATAAACATTTTGATTGAGTTCATCTTCATCGACACGGTCTTCAATATCACCACTTTCAGATGATTGTACAGAATGGTTTGGACTGGATGGATTGGATAGATTGGATGATATGGATGAATGGGTCGATTTCTTACTTAGTGCATTTGATAGCCTCTGTTTCAACTGTTCTACTTCCATCACCAATCGAGCATTTTCTTTTTCAAGGCATACAACTTGAGATACTTTTGTAAATACTTTGTTGTCTTCTTGCATGTGCTGAATCTCCATTCGGAGTTTCTGTATTTCATTGTTCATTACTTCTATATTGTTCACATTCTCTTGATCTTTTGTTTGGTATTCAACAATGGTTCTTTCGAGTATATCTTTTTCGCTTCTAATGTTTTCGTGATTGTTTTTAAGTTCATTTATCAATGTTTGTTGTGCCTCGAATACATTTTTAAGCGTCAACAATGTTGTGTCAACAAAATCTAGAGAAGTTTCCATAAACATGTTTTTCATAATTACGTTTATATGTTTTTAATAATACCATCTTATATATAAACATGCAACATACTATCTCTGTGACTGAAGATATCAATTTAATATCTAAACAAACTGGCATCGAAGACTTGATACATGTTGAAAAAATATATTACAAAAACAACGGTTCGATGTCAGATACGATAATGGAACTTATGGAATACACACATTGTGCTCCAAATAAAGAAGAGAAACAAGACGAATTCACAAACTTTAGAAAAATTGTTGAAGAAAAGGAAGCAATATTTTATAAGTTTGTTGCACGCACAAAAGATAATATGTTTGCCAAGTGATAAAGTACTTAAGGACATGGTCGCCATTTTGATATTAATATTAAAATGAACGCAAACACACTTGAAATAAGGACAGTTCAAGCAACAGCTTTTAAAATTCTTGTTGAAGCACTGAAAGAGCTTTTAACTGATACTTGTATAGACTTTGATGAGACAGGTATGAAGATTGTCTCAATGGACAATTCTCACATTGTACTTGTGCACCTAAAATTAGATGCACCAAAGTTCGAGTACTTCCACTGTGAAAGCAAAATTACAATCGGGGTAAACATGTTGAATTTGTATAAACTTATTCGTACGATTAATAGTAACGATACATTGACATTGTTTATTGAATCTGATGACCTTAATCATTTGGGAATCAAAATAGAAAACGGTGAAAAGAATACCAAAACAACATACAAACTTAATCTTCTTGATCTAGACAATCCCAAAATTTCAGTCAACCCAGCAGATTTTAATTATGAGATTATGTTACAAAGTGCTGATTTCCAAAAGATATGTCGCGATATGAGCAATATCGCAGAAGTTGTTGAAATCAAAAACGTAGGTAATCAACTTATTTTGAGTTGTAAAGGGGATTTCTGTAGTCAGGAGACGGTCCTTGCTGACACTGAAAATAACAGTGGTAGCAAAAATAATAATGAAATTGTTCAAGGTATTTTCAATCTTAAATACTTGGTATTGTTTACAAAATGTACAAACTTATGCAGCACTGTTGAATTGTTCCTCAAGAATGATTATCCATTGCTCATCAGATACATGGTAGCGTCTCTTGGAGAAGTAAAGCTATGTCTCGCACCTCAATCACAAAATCACGTTTAAGTTTTATTTTCTTGAATGTTGTCCCTATTTAATTTGAAAATGAGATCGCCATAGTAAATTGGCAAAATGTTGAAATATTTTTTGTCGGAAAGAGTATTATCACTCGTCCATATTTTTATGATGCAAAAATGTTTCTTTGGACTCGTAGAAATACCACATATTTTCCCCCAATGATCCTTATGTTCATCTAATAACAACGATTCTCCCAGTAATTTCGTACACATGTCTTCCCAAAATGGTTTCATGTTGTCTTTAAGAACTTTTATTGACAAACAACCACCTTCGATGTTATTTGAATCATCCCAACACGGAAATATATGCTCTCTCATAAGGAAAAATATACCTTGATGTATATGTTCACCAACACTTAACTGGTGTTCCCAAAATTCATCAACTGACGAGATATCCCCTAGACGCTTGTAACTTTTATTTGTCCAGTCGGTGTCAAATGGGTCATGAAAATACAATGTCCAAAGATCATTTAAAAATAGCTTTTCTTCAGTCATGTTTTAATTCAAATATATCATTCGCCTTAAGTGTTTGTTCCTCCAATGTTTCTTTATACATTATTGACATTTTTGAAAAATATATGCCTGTAGTCTTCATGTTTCGGAGGTGGTAAGCCAATAATACTTGCATTACTTCAAAACACAATACATCCACATCTATCGCTAACAACGATTTTTTAAACAAATTAAATTCATATGTTACATCGTATAAATCGTTTATTATTGCATATTCAATATCAACAACATCAGAAGTATGAGCACGTTTTTTTTTCGTATCATTTTGCAATGTTGGGAATGCAACTTCCCCTTTCACACTTCCATTATTTACATACGCAATAATATTCAAACAATCTGCGACATACGCATGTTTGTCATACGGTGAAAGATAGTAGGAATGATATTTAAACATCTTTAAAAATGCTAGAAATATCACCCAATATATTTTATCTTTGTTACATGTAACCTGAAACCCTAGTTTGTCATCCAGATATCCATGGTATATTGTATATCCTTCAAATGTCCATATTTTTAATTTGTAATACGATGTTGAAATACTTTGGCAAAAATTGATGTACAACCAATATACGTTTAGAATAGAGTAAATTCCCTTGTGCATTATATAAACACACTATATAACAAATTTGTTATATAAGTTTAATAATGAAAAATATCACGAAAAAATTCATTGAACAATTAAAAAATGACCCAAAGTATGTGTTACAATCATTATCCGAACCAGAAATTGAGAAACTCATCCAAAGAGCAAACTACGATTATTATAACAAGGATGAGCCATTAATTTCAGATCAACTTTATGATTTAATTAAGGAACACCTTGAAGAGGTAAATCCGAAAAACCCAATATTAAAAAACATTGGGGCGGCCATAGGGGATGATGAGAGAAAGGAAGAACTCCCATATTTTCTTGGTAGTCTGGACAAAATCAAAACTGATGACAAAGTTATGCAAAAATGGATTAATACACACCCTGGTCAATGCGTAGTTAGTGATAAACTTGATGGCAATTCTGCGTTATTACTATGGAAAGGATGTTCTCTTAAAATGTATTCCCGGGGCGATGGAACAACCGGACAGAACATTAGTCACCTTTTGTCTTTTATAAAAGGAATTCCCAACTTTAAAGGAAAACATGAAATTGCTGTGAGAGGAGAACTTATCATTTCCAAGGCAGATTTTGAAAAAGTCAAAGATAAGGGTGCAAATGCTAGAAATATGGTTGCAGGGCTCATCAACTCAAAAATTCCTGATTTGCAAGTAGCAGCTGTTACACAATTCGTATCTTATGAAATCATCCATCCTAAAATGATGCCAAGTGAACAAATGATAAAAATGCGTGAACTTGGTTACGTTCCTGTTCACCATCAAATATGTCCCGATATTACCATGGAGATGTTATCAACAATCCTTGTTCAGCGACGGGAACAAAGCGAATTCGAAGTTGATGGTATTGTAGTAATGCACGATAAGATATACAAACGTGTAAAAGAAAATCCATCATATGCGTTTGCATTTAAATCAATACACACCATGCAAAAAGCAGAAGTGTTAGTCATCAACGTTGAATGGAATATGTCAAAGGATGGATATCTCGTGCCTGTTGTAAACTTTCATGAAGTACATTTGGCAGGTGTGACAATTAAACGTGCACATGGTTTCAATGGCAAATTTATAAAAGATAACGTGATTGGACCTGGATCTCGTATAGTTATTATAAGGTCAGGTGATGTCATCCCATATATTGCTGAAGTGCTTGCTTCGTCCGTAAGTGGACAGCCACAAATGCCAGATGTAAATTACGAGTGGTCAAAATCTGGTGTCGACATTATGTTACCACATGCCGAACAAAAAGAGTCAAGAGAGCTGAGACTTAAAAACTTGGAATATTTTTTTGAAAAGATAGATGTTAAGGGATTAGGTCCAGGCAATATTAAAAAAATGTTCGAAGCGGGGTTCACTTCTGTCAAAAGCGTGTTTGGGGCATCCGCTGACGATCTCAAAAAAGTAGACGGGTTCAAAGATAAGATGGCTGACAAAGTGTATACAAACTTAAAAGATGCAAAGGAACGCCTTGATTGTATAAGTATAATGGATGCTTCAAATACACTTGGTCGTGGTATCGGTAAAAAAAAGTTACAACTCATTATCAATGAAATACCAAACATAATCAATCAGCGTTATATTCCTTCCGTACATGAACTTATAAATATAAAAGGCATTGAAAAAACAACTGCTGAATTGTTCGTATCAAATCTGCCCAAGTTCTTCGCGTTTATCCAAGAAAATGATTTGTTTTGTGGAACCGTACAAGTTGATGTGAAAGATGTCCCGACAGCAAACAAAGGCGAGTTTTTAGGTATGAAGATCGTGTTCACTGGTTTCCGTAATACAAACCTTGAAAATCATATTACATCTCATGGCGGCTCTATGTCTAGCACAATCAGCAAAAATACATCTTTATTGGTTAGAAAAGACACCGAAGAAGAATCAACAAAAATAAACAAAGCCAAACAGCTGGGTGTTCCAATTATGACACTTACTGTGTTTATGCAAAAATACAATATCGTCATGTAGACAAAATTATCTCACATTCAATAAAATGCCGTGTATAAACAACATGGGTAACATTTTCCTTCTATTTGTCTTATTTATTTTCTTCATGATTATTTACACACTTGTAGATCCTAAAGGATTTTCTTACGGGAATGTTGAGAAGTTCAATGGTTGTGTAACGAATGATGATGTTACGTTTGGTGGGATCAATGTAAACGCTCGGCAAAATGACGAAAAGAAAGTTTGGTTTAATGACCATGGATTAATCGAACCATCCAAAATGGAGATAAATCAAGGCATTCCTATTCCACAGAAGTATGAACCTTCTATTCAAGACAAAAATAATGGTTTGAATCCTGAACTGCCATCAGTTGACGGAACACGAAACGGAAACAAGTCTATGTACATGTTTTCATACAACAAATGCAAGCCAGAGTGCTGCATCGACTCACCTTATTCATGCAGTGGTGGTTGCGTATGTATGACCGATAAACAATATAACTTTATCGGGGGTCGAGGAGACAATCATGGTCCCAATGGATGCACGTTTGAAGATTCTATTTTTTAAAAATTGATGCACATATATTTAAAAGAAAACGTGTACACTTTCTATTAAGAAATCAGCAAAAATGAGTATCGTCACACGTGAAGAGTATAAAACTTACAACAAGATCAAGAACAAGATTGGAGTCAACGACAAATGTACACAGACAACTCGTAAACAAAATTCTCAAAATGCGCGCACAATTATTATTACACAACTTCCCCGAAAACATAACTTACGCGATGACGACGATGACGACGATGACGACGATGACGACGATGATGACGATGAGGATTATGAAGATGATGAGGATGAATATGATGGTACAGATGACGAAGATGATGATCAAAACGAAGATTCAGAATTAAAATCCAAATTGAAAGCTAAAAGGTGTTATACCAGGGATGATTTGAAATATTACAAAGAGCTTGATGCAAAACGACAAAAGTTTGTAGATGATGTCGAAGTACAAGTACGAAAATTCAATAACTCATCTATTCCGTTACGGTTTAAAGTCATTGAATCTGACATGAATATGCATTTGAAAGCACTAGCATTAAACAAAGTCGATCAGCTTGCAATGCTTGACCCGTCCGCATCAGAGTATTTCAAACTTAACACATGGATCGAAAACTTGTGCAAACTCCCTATTGGCAAGTACAAAGACCTTCCAGTTAATGCAAGCAATTCTATTGATGACATCTCAACATTCCTTGATACAACAAAGACTAAATTGGATGAAGTTGTATATGGACACAATGATGCAAAAAATCAAATTGTAAGACTTTTGGCTAAATGGATCTCAAATCCTAAATCCAAAGGTCTTGTCATAGGTATCGAAGGTGTTCATGGTATCGGAAAAACAAGTTTGGTGAAGGATGGTATATGTCAGGTTCTTGGTTTGCCGTTTGGCTTTGTTCCACTTGGTGGAATCAGTGATGCAAGTTTTATGGTCGGTCATTCATACACATATGAAGGTGCAAGATGGGGTAAAATTGCAGATATCTTAATGAACGTAGGGTGTATGAATCCTGTGTTGTACTTTGACGAACTTGATAAAATCAGCACAACAACTCATGGTGAAGAAATTTCAAATCTACTTATCCATTTAACTGATAGCAGTCAAAATGACAAGTTCCAAGATAAATACTTTGTTGAATTAGATATTGATCTCTCAAGGTGTCTTATTATATTCTCATACAATCATGCCGAAGCAATTAATCCAATTCTACGTGATAGGATGATAACAATTAAAGCAAAAGGTTACAATACGAAAGACAAAATTACAATTGCACGTGATTATATGCTTCCAAAGATACTTGAAGAATACGGTATCACCTCTAATGATGTCGTGTTTACAAACGAAATGCTTCAATATATCATTCAACATACTGATGATGAAGAAGGTGTACGGAACATGAAAAGATCTTTAGAAGAACTAGTAAGTCAAATAAATTTGCATCGTCTGCTCAAGAAACCTCTTAACGATGGTGATGAAATAATGACATTTCCATTTCAAGTAACTAAAAAAGTTATTGACAAGTTTGTTAAAAAGAAATCAGATGAAAACACATCACTCCCCATGATGTATATGTGATGTTTTATCTTTTTTGCTATTACATGTATAAAATGTAAGTAAAATTAAGTATGTTTCGTGTATTTAATAGGAGCAATGTCGAAAACATTATATATCTGCAAGGTGCTCAAAATAATGATTCAAATGCATCTGTTGGATCGATTATATTCCAGAACTATCACAGTATTTCAAATATTAATATTGGTGCTATATCTGCCACATTGACTGGTTCAAATGGAGATTATGGTGATATAGTTATTAAAACACGTTCATACAATGACAACAACCTAAGTGAAAAAATGCGGATATTACATAATGGTAACGTCACGATTGGAAACTCGAACAACAAACTTAATGTTAAAGGTGACATATACGCAACAGGTACGTTAGATACAAGTAATGTTAATACAAATACATTGGAGACATCTAATATTCTTACACAGAATTATAGTACTCAACGTATATATTTTACAAAAAACATATCATCAAACTTTGCAAATAGTATTCACTTATCATTAAGAAGCAACGAAGTTGAACTTGACGCTTCATGTATAGTTTCAGGTGTAATTAACTCGTCAAGACTATCTAATCTTGATGCATCTGTAATTTCATCGGGACATTTAGTAAATGATGTTATGCCTGATGGGTTAATTTTGAATAATATTGTCACATCAAACCTGACATCTATTGCAAATACATCAACACCTAGAATAACATTCACTCGAGGAAGCAATGTTAACCTTATTTTGTCGGGTACCAATGCAAATCTCACTGCATCTAATGTTGACGCTTATGGAAGCATCAAATGTAAAGATATATCTGTTGGATTTCCTTTTATGCAATCTGATCCAATAAATGATTTTCGCAACATGACAAATTGGAATATTCAACAAGCAGATGTATCTGTTATTCATGCACGCTTCGGTTACTTGAACAAACTAGTTTTCATTTCATTTTCTTTTGTTCTATCTGTTTCGGGCACGGACATCCAAATTACCCTTCCTAAGTTTCCATTACATTCTTTTGCACATCCACAATTATATACAAGTATAAACAACACTGACATTTATGGTAAAGTAACTATTGATTCAAATATACATGCGCTCGTGTTCAAGACTAGCATGTTATCTACAGGTATTTGGTATGCTTCTGGAAGTATGGTGTATGAATGCTTGTGACGAGGTATAAAATACCAACTCTTTTTTCTAAAAGTCAATAAAGGTAATGGCAAACACATATATTGCCGTGGCAAATACAATTGGAGACACATTTTCAAATGCATTTGAAAACGATTTATTGTTTTTTGCATCTGAACCTTCAAGAATATTATTTGGAACACAGAGCAACACCGAAGCGAAAATTCTAATAAATAGCAATAGTGTTAGCATAGATGAATCTATTATTTTTCACAAGTATGCAACATTTAATAATAATATATTTCTAAACAGCAACGCTACGTTTTGTAATACTCTAGTTTCTCTTTGTAACATTGATTTGCGAGGCAACACGTCTATTTCAAGTAATCTTCTAGTAAAAGGCCCTGCAACATTTAGTAACGATGTCGTTGTTACAGGAAAATTCACAACTGAACAAGGTCTAACTATAGATGGCGATGTTCGGATAATAGGCGGTGCAACGTATTGTAATGGTGATGTATTTCTTCTAAATGATAATGTATCTTCATCAAATCAAGTTTTATACATATTATCCGATAACGGGTTGCCTCAACTCTGTATCAATCAAAGATCAAATATCACGAATACGCCATTTATTATATATCAAGATAAACGTGCTGATGCACATATTTACAATACAAATGATATTGTAATCCAATCACAAAGTAACATATTTTTAAATATTTCAAGCAATATAAACTTGACATTATCTAGCAATAACCTGATTGCAGTTAACGGTCCATTATATTTACAGTCAAACATGTTTGCATATGGAAAATCAACATTTAGTAATCATGCTTTAATTTATGGTAATACACATCTAAGTAATTCGCTATATGTGGACGGTGATGCAACATTTTACAGAAATGTCAGTTTTAGCAACATAAGCACAATAGGTGTATCGACATTTTCAAATAATGTTATTTCATTATGTAATATTGGTATAAAAACACACGACCCAAGTGAATCATTGCATGTTATAGGTAAATTGTTTGTGACACAACAAATTCTTACATCTAATAACGTTCCAGGATATTCTTTTGTAGGTGATAGCAACACTGGTATCTTCAATCCAGAAGATCACAACATCGGGTTTGCTGTAAATGGAATTGAAGCTTTAAGGATTAAGGAAAACACCAACATAGGGATTGGAACAAGTAATCCATTAAGTAAACTTGATGTGTATAATGGTGACATACTTTCTCGCAATGTCATAAAGTTGACAAAGTATTCTTCAAACTCGAGCATAACTATTAAAGTCAATTGGGAAACCGCTACTCTTAACAATCACACAATATTTATTAAAACTTCACAGGAATTAGAAGAAGGACAATCTTACGGGATTAAATATCAAAAACATACATTGCATCTTGACAATCTTAGCAATATAACACAACAAATCGCCATTGCACATGGTAACTCAGACACATATACCAAACTCTTTGTAAATACATTGGGAAATACAAGTAACAGTGTTGATTTGCAATCTTTTATAAATACACAAAACAGCTCAAACATAATGCATATTTTCCAGGTTGATGTATTGTTGTATCCAAATGATATAGGTCGTGTTTGGTTATCATAATATGTATAATTACGGGTATATACTGAGAAAAATCTCACTATAAATCAAAATGAGCAGTACAAGCTTTTTAGGAAGTAATAATATTCACATATTACATCTTGGTTATAACAATGGCTACGTTGGTATAAATACATCTAATCCAGAATCATTTCTAGATGTAGCTGGTAATGCAACAATGCGTTCTAATCTTACTGTTTATCAGTATGCAACATTTTGCAATGACATGGACCTGAATGGAACCCTATCAGTCTCTAAAAATGCTTCATTCGAATCAAACGTTACTATATTGGGTCAACTTACAGTAAGCAACGTAACATATGTAACTAGTAACATTACAGTTTATCAGAGTGAAATAGTTCACAGTAATTTGACAGTCAATACAAATGCAACAGTGAACTGTAATCTTCAAGTCAATTCAAATTCACATTTATATGGTAATGCTTACCTTTATAATAGTATTTTTACTCTAAGCAATTATGGGTCTTCATTCATTTCAACAAGTAATAATTATATAGGTATTGGAACATATGACCCAAGTTTTACTTTAGATGTTAATGGATCTATCAATGCTACAGGATATTGTAATCTGTTGCTCGACTCTTATACGAGTGCTTCAACGTCTAATGCTCCGACAGCCTTTGCACTTTCAAATGCATATGGAGTAGCTGTTGCTGCAAGTAACAATGCATTTGGGACATGGTCAATGTCTAATAATAAAATATATGTACTCAGTTCAAACGTTGGCATAGGTACATCAAATGCTACCGAGTCATTATCTGTACAAGGTGCTATATCTCTCAGCAATTATGGGAAAGTTGTGTTGTATACCAGTAATAACCAATTGGGAGTTGGACGAAGTAACCCTCGTGCATCGTTTGATATTACAGGTGGTAACATTATTTCAAAAAATCTGCAAAAACTAACTAAAAGTGCAGACAATGCCAGCAATGTAACTATAACAGTTTCTTGGGACAACAGTTATTCCGCATCTAACCAATACTTTGTTGTAGCGGATGCAATTCAACAAATATCTAATGGTACAGACGCTGGTTTCAGGGTGCAACGTTTGGCTATTGGCATAAGCAATCAATCATTGTCTTACGTAAAAGCTGCAGATGCATATGGTGATATAAGTGCATATAGTTCACTGGATGTAAGTATTGCTGCATCAACATCAAATTCAGTGACACTGCAATCAGCTACTAACTGGGTCACTTCTGGAGACCTGCAACATACATTTACTGTAGACGTATTGCATTATCCTTCATCTAGTAACATTGGCGATTTATGGTTAAACTAATCATCTGAAGTAATAGGCTCAGTCATTGTAATATAATCTCTTGCCTTTTGATCTGTAGGAAAATAAGCTAATGCTTTTTCCCGTGCTGCTTCTTTGTTCTGAAAAGTTGATATTTCTACTTTTCTGTCACTGTTATCGTCGGTCTTCCATTCCCATAAATATTTGGGCATTTTAATTAATAAACACATAACATTTTCTTAAAACAAACAAAAAACAATTGTATATTTAAAGTATCACATGAAGGTAACTGTAATTGATGTTGAAATTAATGAAAGTAATAAACTTTTTAAGTATGTATGTAAACATCTTTTTAAACATTGGGAACAGTACTATAAAGACATATTTGAGATAAACTCTGCAAATGATCTTGAAAAATATTATACAAATTTTGTTGGCTATGCAAAAATATATGCTGCTCTAAACGAAAATGGAAAGTTTTTAGGGTGTTATAGTCTGAGTCGGAAGGGTATTACTTATTGGATAACAGATGTATATGTTATTCCTGAATCACGTGGTAAGGGGATAGGGTCAATCTTAATAAAACATGCTGTTGGACTTGGTAATTATCATTTTGCACTCACAGCTGCACCAGAACTTGTTCCATTCTATGAAAAATTTGGGTTTCTTAAAGGTAATTTGAAAGAAATTAAAGGGAAAAATGACACCACTTATTTGTTTCATCAAATGTACCGACCACCAATTTTAGATAATTATGGATTTACTGTAAGAATTACATTATGTATTCTTGTAACTATTGCGATATTATGCTTAATATATATCATATAAGGAACTGAACGCATGTAGTAAATATATAAGTTATGTTTAACAAATTAATCAAATTAAAAGAATAAGATGATAAGTGCCCGAGGTGATCATCAAGATTGGCAAACTGTAGTTTTCAAAAAACGACCACAACAGTTTACAAACACCGAAAAAGATATAAACAGTGCTAGAAGAGATAATCGACAGATTGACGTTTTGAATAAAAATGTTTCTAATAAAACACATGATAATTCATCTGTTAACAAGAGAAAACTGGATCAAGAGACTGAAGATTTTCATCATAAACTTGTTCCGAATAATGTAGGGAAAGCAATTGAAAGAGCACGAATCGAAAGGAAACTTACTCAAGATGGACTCGCTAAAGCTTTAAATATACAAATGCGTGATATCAATGAGATTGAAAAAGGAAAGGCCATATATAATGGACAAGTACTTGCAAAAATCAAACGATATCTTAACATTTAAAAGGATTTATTTTTATTATAACCTTGTAACCCATATAAAGATTACTTATAAAAATTGAAATATTGATTTAAGATATTTATTTGTCTTAATAATTAAAAATGTCCATCTACAAGGAATTGTCTTACGAGAACTACATTGAACAGGTGAAAGGTATCAGATTTTGTATTCTTGGACCCAATGAAATCCGTCGGATGTCTGTCGCAGAAATTACAAAAACGGATACGTATCTTGGAAACGATCCTGTAATCAATGGATTATTTGATCCACGCATGGGTGTGCTGGACCACAACAAGTTGTGCCATACATGTGAACAAAAAAATACATTTTGCCCTGGACATTTTGGACACATCAATCTTGCTAAGCCAGTTTTTTATATTCAGTTCTTTGATACAGTTCGCAAACTCCTGAAGTGTGTATGCTTCAGATGTTCAAAACTGTTGATTGATCCTGAGAGTCCACAAGTAAAAGCTATCCTTTCTAAAAAATATTCACGCCAAAAAAGATGGGAGATGATTTACAAGTTGTGTTCCAAGGTTAAGAGGTGTGGTCAGGAAACATTGGATGGTTGCAAAGCTAAACAGCCTGACAAGATCTACAGGGAACCCATTGTGAAGGTCGTCATGGAGTGGAAAGATCTAGATACAGACAAAGAAGATATTAAAAAGCAAGTGCTAAATGCAGAAGAAATATTGCGCATTCTTCAAAGAATCAGTGACGAAGATGCTGAAATTTTGGGTTTTCATCGTAAATACAACCGCCCTGAATGGATGATTTGCACAGTGCTTCCTGTCCCACCACCGGCTGTTCGCCCCTCGGTGAGATCAGATACAGGACTAAGAAGTGAGGATGATCTGACTCACAAGTTGTGCGATATTGTGAAAAATAACACTACATTGAAAGCTAAAATAGAAAAGGGTGCATCAAAAGAACAAGTTGACATTGCAACACAAGTACTCCAATACCATGTTGCAACATTTATTGACAATAACATCCCAGGAATCAATCCAGCTCAACAAAGGACTGGACGGTTGCTCAAATCTCTTACTGAAAGACTTAAATCCAAAGAAGGTCGAATTCGTGGTAATTTGATGGGTAAACGTGTAGATTTCTCTGCACGTTCTGTTATTACTCCAGACCCAAACATCAGTATCGATGAGCTTGGTGTTCCTATCAAGATTGCTATGAACCTTACATTCCCTGAAGTGGTGAATAAGTATAACAGGGAGCGTCTTATGAAACTCGTGAAAAATGGTCCAGATGTTTACCCTGGAGCGAAATGTCTTCGCCAAGGTAATAGGACATTCTGGCTCAAAAATAAAGACAGGAACACAATCGATCTCAAAGATGGTGACATTGTTGAAAGGCATTTGTTAAATGGTGATTATGTGCTCTTCAACCGTCAGCCATCACTCCATCGTATGTCTATGATGGGTCATCGTGTTGTTGTAATGCCATACAATACATTCCGTTCTAATCCCAGTGTATGCCCTTGCTTCAACTCTGATTACGATGGTGATGAGATGAATGCACACATCCCACAGTCTATCGTGACAATGAATGAGTTAGTTGAGCTAGCTGCTGTTCCAACACAGATCATCAGTCCAAGGGAATGCAAACCTATTATTGCCATCGTACAGGATGTACCTCTAGGTGTTTACAGATTGACAAAGAGTCATATTAACATGAACCAAAAGTTGTTCTTCAACTTGCTCAGTCTGAACCCTCGTTTCACTGGTATAATTCCCGAACCAGATAAAAATAACAAATATTCAGGTCGGCAAATCCTTTCATCTATCATTCCAAAAAATATCAACATCCGTTCCCCTAACAAATCGTATGACAGTCCAAGTGACAAAGAGAACTTTGTCATCATTGAGAACGGTGAGATCAAACAAGGTGTAGTCGACAAACTAATTTACCAAAACCGGACAAAAGGCTTGATTCACTCAATCTTCAATGAGTGCGGTGCAGATGAAACACGCTTGTTCTTTGACAACACTCAGCGCATTATTTGTGATTGGTTGGTAAATAACGGTTTCAGTGTTGGTATTTCAGATCTGATTGTCGATAACGATACACAAGAAAATCTAAAGAAAACAATTCATGATATGAAAGTAAAGGTGTATGATATTATTGCACGGGTGCATACTGGCAAGTTTGAGAACAAGTCTATTGTGAACAATAATGACTTCTTTGAGACAGAGGTTAACAAGATTCTGAATAAAGCTTCATCCGAGGCTGGTAATCAAGGTCTTTCAAAGATCAAAGACAGTACAAACAGAATGATTAACATGATTAAATCAGGATCAAAGGGTAATGTTATCAATGTTGCACAAATGATTGCTTGTCTTGGACAAGTGAACGTAGAGGGTAAACGTATCGCATATGGTTTTGAAAACCGCACGTTGCCACACTATACAAAATACGACGATGGTCCTGAGAGTCGTGGATTTGTCGAAAGCTCATTCATCAAGGGGTTGAATCCACAGGAGTTCTTCTTCCATTCCATGGGTGGTCGTGAAGGTCTGATTGATACTGCCGTTAAAACTTCAGAAACTGGTTATATCCAACGTAAACTTGTGAAGGCTATGGAAGATTGCAAGATCAGTTACGATCACACAGTACGTAACGCATCAGGGACTATCGTACAATTCTTGTATGGTGAGGATGGTATGGACCCTACTAAAATCGAATCACAAAACGTTCCATATATTGAAATGGAGTACGCACAATTGAGAAACACATATTTGTTGACTGAAGATGACGATCTGGAAACATATATTGATGACAATGTACTAGAAGTATTCAAACAGTCAACTGATTGGATATCACAAATGGATCAGCACTTTGATCAGATTGTTGAAGACAGGGAATTCATGATTGGAACGATTTTCAACAACAGACTAGAAACATCTATCATGTACCCAGTAAGCTTTCACAGAATCATTACAAATGCACGTGCAATGTTCAAAACATGCCCGCCATCTGATCTAAACCCAATGTACGTATTGCTGCAAGTGAACAAGTTGTGTGACGATGTATACGTCAGCAAAGTCAGCAGGGGTAACAAATTCTTCCAGATCCTTGCTAGAGCGTATTTGAGCCCCAAGCGTGTCATTATGGAATACAAGTTTGATCGTAATACATTTGATTACGTGATCCAACAAATCAAGTTGCGTTTCTATGATGCCATTGCACACCCTTCTGAGATGGTAGGCGTTATCAGTGCACAATCAATCGGTGAGCCATGCACGCAGATGACGCTAAACACCTTCCACTTGTCTGGTGTATCGTCCGCATCAAAGGCTGTTCGTGGTGTGCCACGTATGAAAGAGTTGCTGAGTGTTACCAAAAACATCAAAGCCCCTGCACTCACTATTCATCTAGACAAGGCAATCCGTCGTGACAAGAACGAATCCAAAAAGGTATTGAATACTATTCAAACAGCATATTTCAAAGATATTGTGAAACACAGCAAGATCTATTTTGACCCAGATGACTTCAACACTACAATTGAAGATGACAAGTTCTTCTTGGAATCTTACAAGGAATTTATCAAAGAAGAACTCATGCAAACATCCAAACTTACACCATGGCTCCTTCGCATGGATTTTGACAAGGAAAAAATGAAAGAATTTGAGATTACAATGATTGATGTAGGTAACGTGATCTATGATTTCTACAAAGATACTGTTAACTGTATGTTCAGCGATGACAGCTCAAATAATCTGGTAATGAGAATCAAGTTGCCCGAACAATCAAACGACGATGTTGATCTTGTAACCGAACTGAAAGCACTCGAAAAGAATATTATGGAAAACATTATTATCAATGGAGTGTCAAAGATCAACAAAGTTGTCATGAATAACAAGGAGTATCAAGAGTACAATGCAGATACAATGACATTCCAGAAGACAAATGAATGGGTACTTGAGACCAATGGTACTAACCTGATTGATATTTTGGGTCACAAGAAAGTGGATGCAACAAGGACTGTATCTAACGACGTGAATGAAATTTATGAGCTCCTTGGTATTGAAGCGGCACGCCAAGCACTCTACAATGAAATGTCAGATATTATCAAAGATGCTGATCTTTATGTTAACTTCCGTCACATATCATTACTGGTAGACACTATGACAAACAAGGGATACATGTTGTCAATTGATCGCCATGGTATCAACCGAGTTGATATTGGCCCATTGGCCAAGTGCTCATTTGAGGAAGTAACTGATATGTTGGTAAAAGCTGGTATCTTCTCTGAAATCGATAAGATTACTGGTGTAAGCGCAAATATAATGCTTGGACAAATTCCACCATATGGCACAGGTGAAACCGATGTTCTCATCGATGAACACAAACTTCAAGAGCTTGCACCTGTCGATGAAGAAGACGACGAGCTCACACAAGATCCATTCATTACATCTATCGATCAATCCACAATCGATAATGTGTGCAGTGTTGACAACTTGGGCTTCAACTTCCAAGTGCCAAAGGCACAATCAACAATCGAAAAAATAAACGTATCTGTTGTTGTCAAGTAAATCCAAATAAATCCAAGTATTTAATAAGTAAATATATCATGACTTAATATGACTTTAATAATAAAATGACAGGTGATGAGTATTTTTATTATGTATGTCTAATTGTATTATGTGGACTCCCAATGATTGTATTAAAGTTATATAATGAAGACACACAGAAATTAGAACGTTTTTACTTTGAAAACGATAGACAAAAATACGATATTCTAAAAATTTCTGTATTCATCCTTTATATATCATTGATACTTAATGGACGATTTATCATGACAGAAATATTCAAACACTTTTACACAAAATTAGGTTTTACTTAGTTTTTGCAAGTTTGTTGTTTATCATAACGATGATATCTGTCGGAAGATCATTTTTGCTTAACAAGATATCTGTCTTGTTTTTCACAATCACTTGAAAATTATCAACTACATTCTTCCTGTCAAAATTCTGCATGAAAAATATATAATATGGTGAATTTGTGAATATCACTTCAAATATACCATCTGGGTTCTTTAGTGTTTTTCTTCCAATTACTATAAAATTAACATTAGCAAGTCTAGCAAGAATTTTTAGTTCGTATATGCTCGGTCTATAATACATGCTTGACATGATTTCAAGAACTTGATCAAGTGTCGGATCTTCTAATTTCATTTTTTTCAAATGATGTGCAAAAGATGCATTGTCAAACATATCTTGAATATTGTTTGATTTGTAATCCTTGATAATATTGGTTTTTACCGCTGACTTTAAAGTATTTATTGCGATTGGAACTTTCATTGTTACCCTACTTGCAGCCTCTATAAGTTTATAAATTATGTTTTTGTCATTGTCAAGAACAGAGAATGACTTTAGAATTTTCCTGTACTGAATCGATCCATATTTTGCCGGGACTTCAGAAAATGTACTGTCTGCATTGATAAAATCAGCAAACTCGTTTGCTACATTTTCCTCTTCAAATACAAATTCATCAAGCATATCATCCAATTTGCTATGGAATAATTTGTAAGGATTTTTTGCTTTCTCAACAATTTCTACAAGTTTGCCGTCTTGAATATCATTATAATCAAATATGATCTCGTCTGGGGCCGAACTAAACTTTCTCACAAGTTTTTTCCTTGAATCAAAAAACATATTCAAAAATTTATCCGCAATTTCAAGCATATCCTTTTGTGAATTTTTCTCGACATATTTTTTAAGCAACGTTAACAACTTTTTACGTTTAAAATCAGTTGGAATTGGATTACGTTTATCTTGCAGAAACATTAATTCCATTCTTGTTGACATATCCATCTTCTCTTCAATCATCTTGATCGATTTAGATAATCTGTCATTTTTCTCAATCAGTGCAGATACCAAAGATTTTCTTTCATCTATCTCTTGTTCTCCTGTAAAAATGTACAAATCATCAAGATAATCTTTGAATAACACACTAGAGTTCTTTACATTTAATGGGACGAACGTGTTATTTTTTAATGTTACACCACGTAATATACCATCATCTTCTAAGAATGATTGAATCTCATAGAATCCACCGTATTTATCTTTCAAGTGATTAAACACCTTTTTGATTTCTTCTTTGGATTCTAAACATTTGTATGTAACAACATCACTAGAATAAACAAATCGTAAACCTCTTAACAAATATACATCTCGTTTGGCTTCAAGCGGTATGTACAAGTTGTTGACTAAGACAATTCCTGCTAGTCGAAAACTGTAATCGATTACATAATATTTTGGCTTGTATCCAATGCTCTCGAGGAACATATCAACTTCCATGGTAAGTTGTGACTGCTTTACTGATGAGCAATTATTGAAATAAAACGACAATAATTTACCAACTGTTTGGTGTATCTTGTCATTATAATTAAACCTGTAGTTGCTTTGAACATCTTCGTTTGCAGCAGTTTTCACATAGTACAATGGTTCATAGTACTTGTTTTGTTTTATTAACATCACAAAAGGTGACTTTTTATTTACAAAATTTCGTGTATCTCTGTTTAAGGAACAATCTATATAAGCTTTTCCGGTACGTTGATCTACATCAATAACAACATAATTATACTCTTTTATGTTCAACCAATCTGTACTCAAATTAATAAAGTCCAACAATATTTTGTGATCTTTCTCTATATCAGCATTGTTCATGTATTCAACAAAGTTTTTGTATGAGTAATATATCATGAACTCTCTTAATATATCCTTGTACTGTGAACTTTTCATCTTTTCAAATGTTGACATTCCTTGAAGCTCTTTCTTGACTTTTAACAAATTGAATTTAGTAATATACTCTGTTTGATCAAGGAACCATGTTCTAAACTCTATATAATCTTTACCATAAATGTTGCGAGAATGATCAATAAATAACTTCAGAATTTTACCATTTTCCAATGACATAAATTGGTAAATATTGAGTTTTTGGGATATAATGTTCATAAAATCTTTGTACGATGAAATATTTGGATTATCCAATGTTGAGATGATACAATGAATGAAACTCTGATTACCATGGTAAATGCCTCTACGTAAATAACAATCAGTCTTCTCATTCATAAGACCGGTACCATTGTGACGTTGACCACAGTTATTCTTTCCAAGGAAAACATGAAGATCCTTAGGTAAAAGACCAAACCTACCAATCTCCAAAGGAAAATATGAATCGCTTTTGATGTATTTCTCGGTACCTACTTCGTCTACATTCACTTCATGTACTTTATCTTTTTGTTGCTGAGATTTCGGGACACACAACTCTTGTCGTTGTTTGTTACGATTACCTTCTTTCGGTTCCAATTTAAAGCAACACGGCAAACACAATCCATCTGAACGTGTATGTTTATCAAGAAATCCAGGAAAATGTTCACGGTCTAAAGCTTTATCTCCTAAACCCCAATATGACTTTGATTCAAAAACGATAGGTTCTTCATTTTCTCCGGGACACGATTTGTCCTTCTTTTCTTTATACATATCACCTGGAATTGCTACTCGACTCTTTGGACACCACACTTTAGGACATATATAATAATGTTTCTGTTCCAACTCTTCTGTACTTCCGGTCTTGACATAACCATTGTACGCTTTCGGATAATTCTTATCCATGTGTTGCTTTTCTTCTTCAGTTATAACCACTGGTTGCCTTCTATCCACCCAACCACATAATGACGCGTAATCTCTGCGCTTACCTGATTCAGATTTATAAGAGAATAAATCTCCATCAGCTGAGTCGAGCATCTTTTTAACAAATCCTTTTAGCTTTACCTTACCTTCGTCATCGAGTGCAAGTAACTTTGTTTTGTTTGTATTTGTTTGTATTTGTTTAACATCATCTTTTGGTTGTGGTTGTGCAGGTTGACTTACAAATTCTTCTTCTAAAGCTTTTAATTCCGCATCCCAATCATCTAGATCATCTTCATCTGCTTCAATGCTTTTTACACTAACTGGAGAAGGAACATTGTCCGCTTTTATTTCCTGTTCGAAGATCTCTTTAGCTTCAACGTCTTTCTTACTTTCTTTCTGTTTTACAACCGATGACAATAATATATGTTCAATTAACTTGGAAATACGGGACATCATACCTAATGAAGTTGCACCATTCGTGACAAACCGAACGTCAATAGGAGAATTGAAACGCACTTTAGTTTCAACATAATTGTCAAAACGTATGTCGTTAAGTTCCGCCTTTGTGTCTTTCATTAATTCCCATTTCTCATATTCATTTTCCGCTTCTTCTTTTGTCAAAGAGAACAATTCTTCAAGCTTGGGTATAGCGTCAGCCTTTGTCAGTGTGAAGTTACGCGTCAGAAAACTAGAAATGTTATCTGATTTACCAAAGTTGTCAACCTTTTTGTATTGCAGACGTAACAAGTTTGGTGTTGGATCCGGAATAATTTCAAAATATGAAAACATCTTTGTTCTTGCAAATTGTTCCGCAAACTCTTTTTTGGCTCTCACACCTAATGTTGCAACGTTATAAGTAACGAACCTAATAATATCAAATGATTGCATAACATCTTTGGTTCGTTTAGGTAGCAAAGGTAAGAGTTTGATTTCAAACACTTGCATTATTTTTTGAATGACATCATTAACTTGTGGAAATAATTCATGAATTGTATCGATGTTTTCTTCGTCTTTCACATGAAAGTTGAATCGAATATCAAGTGAAAGATTATCAGCTAAAATTACCGACGCATATTTGTCATTTCTGCATTTCACTTTAAAAACAATATATGAATGGTCCTGTAGTTTAAATGTTATAAGTTGGAACCACTTTTCTAATTCTTTTTGGTCATTAAATGATGCTAAAAATCCCTTTTGTACTTTATAATAAATATTTGTGCGTGCTTTATACTTTACAAATGGCACAAATTCATTCGTCACAAAACTGTTGAACAAAACGTTCAAATCAACACTTGGCAAAAAATCTGTGAACACCATTTTTGATTTTAGAAACAACATGTTCACGTATGATTTTGTACTTACCTTGTCCTTGGCAATTTCTGTTGCAAACTCGTCTTCTATTGTTTGAATATAAGAAACGAATTTCTTGACTTTTTCTTGATTTGATTTTTCACCTTTGCGGGGAAAGTATAACTCTTGATGTTCAGGATGGTCAGGATGGTCAGGATGTTCAGGATCAGTAAACTCGTCAGCAGATACAACATGTATTATATAAGACGATTCATGACCTAATGCAGTCTGTAATGTCATGTTCAACATATCCTCATTATATGCGGAACCAACTCCATCAAACTTTGTTTTCTTTAATGGATTGTATGGAAAATACATAAAAAAACCGGCATCTGTAAAGTAATGACCAATTGGCTGAACGACATGATCAAAGTCAACTCCTTGTAGTAATTTTAATGCTATGTCTTTGCTTAGCATTTTATAGTCAGATACATCAACATTTGTATTGAAATAATTGAGACATGCATACGCAAAGTCGTTTGCAGATATCATCTTATCGTTTTTGAAAACATTATGTATAAAATTTAATAATGTGATTGGTGACTTTGATACCTTTTGTTTAGTCCATGCATAAAGATCGTTGGGGTTTTTGTTGATAGCCGCGCCAATCTTTTTAAATACAAGTGATACATGATCATCTGGATTGAGTACAACATTGACTTCTTGTTTAGAAGTCAAAGAAGAATGATAAATAACTTTAAAAGTCATTTTATTATATCCAAAGATTGTTTATATAATCGATGATGATATCTTAATACCACAAAACGGTGCTGGTGATTTTGCGTAATCAACCTTCTTATATATGCCGATTGATACAGCTTCTGTGAGTAAAAACTTGAAATTTGTCCAGAACGTAGTCGTATGCCCTATCTCTTCTGTCATCAAATGTGCAAGTTCATGCACACTCACGTACATCAATACATTTTTGTCAACAAAACTATTTTTTTCGTCTTTTTGTCTTACACATAAAACGATTTTTTCACCCTTATTTACAGAGTATGACGTGTAACTTGAGTCAGGAGATCCCTCACTTATATTGTTCTTGTTGAAGTTTGCATAAAGACGCTTTACATCCTTGTTATCAGGATACTTTGCCATCATATGCTTAACTAGTTTATCAAGTTCATCTCCGAGTTGTGAAAGGAGATTTGCTGCATTTTCTTTATCTGGAAGTTTACGAACTAAATAATATTGATTGTCCTTCTTGCTCTTTACATACTCGACTTCACCGTAGTAACTCTTGATATAGAGAAACAATATAATTATCCCTATGAACAACACAAAATAGTCGAGGAATGTAATCATGATTGTTATAATTCTTGAATATAAAAAATTGAGAAAGCACTTAAAGTAAAACTCCAAAGTATCATATCATGAGGAATCAAAAAATAAACTGGGATTGCTCGCAAGACCTGATATTCCAGATATCAAACTGGTACACATGCGATGAAGAATATGGTGTTGATTTTGATGACGACTTTGATGATGGACCACAATCAGATCCGTCAAAGTATCTTGTAAAGATTTTTGGTACCACACAGAACGGGGAATCTGTTGCGGTAAACCTCTTGAACTTTACACCATACTTTTATATTCGTGTTGATCACCAGTTCAACGCCAGGTTTATTCAAAACATGCGAGAATATATCGTGTCAAAGCTGCCATGGAATCTTAAAAATTCACTCATCAGCATCAAAATGTTTGAAAAAAAGGACTTTTGGGGATTCACAAACTTTAAAAATTTTACATTCCTTCGCTTTACTTTCAAGAGTCTAAAAGGATTCAGAGCAGGTATTCGAATCATGAACAACGATGTAAAGATTATGGGTGTACACAATAATGCAGTGAAATACAAGTTGTACGAGAGCAACATTGAACCTTTTTTGAGACTGATGCATATCAAAGAGTTAGAACCTTCGGGTTGGTGCACAATTCCTGGCAACAAGCACAATGTCAATCGTGATACGTTGAAAACAACGTGTCAAATTGATGTTGAGTGTGATTGGAAACATATCAAACATTATGAAAACGAAAAGATTGCTCCATTCGTTGTCGCGAGTTTTGATCTTGAATGTACAAGCAGTCATGGAGATTTCCCAGTTGCAAAGAAAGATTACAAAAAGGTCGCCAATGAACTGTACAATCTGTTCAAAGACAATAAAGAACAAGACATCGATGAAATAAAACGCTTAATCCAAGATGAATTAGTGGCGATATTTACCCCTGGTGGCGGTAAGTTTATGAGTCGTGTCTTCCCAAAAACAACAGTAAATGTTGAAAACATTCAAAAGATTGTTGTGAAAATCATAGATGACATTTTCAATACATTATGTGGGAAAATCGTATACAAATCAAAACAAGAAGACGACAAGCCTGTTGCAAAAGAGTATATCGTCAAAGTTTTGTGCAACAAATTCAATTCAGTATTTCCACAACTTGAAGGTGATTCCATTATTCAAATAGGAACAACTGTTCATAAATACGGAGATAAACATTGTTCGTACAAGAACATTGTAACGTTCGGTACATGTGATCAGATTGACGGTGTTGATGTAATCCCATGTGCAACTGAAGAAGAGTTGTTGTTGAAGTGGCGCGATGTTATATTAGCTCTTGATCCAGATATCATGATTGGTTACAACATTTTCGGTTTCGATATGGCATATTTATATGACAGGGCATGCGAGTTGGGAATTGAAAGACAATTCACAAAACTTGGACGTTTTGTTGGCAAGTCATGCGAGTTTAAAGAGAAGATGTTGTCATCATCTGCATTGGGTGATAACATACTAAAATTTATCGATATGGATGGACGTGTTTTGATAGATATCATGAAGGTGGTTCAACGTGATCACAAACTAGATTCTTTCAAACTCGATAATGTTGCCAATCACTTCATTGGATTGAACAAACACGATGTCCATCCAAGTGATATCTTCAGACTTCAAAAAGGAAATTCGAGTGATAGGAAAATTATTGCAGAATATTGTATCCAAGATTGCGAGTTGTGTAACCTGTTGACAATGAAGCTTGAGATTCTTGCAAATAACATCGGTATGTCAAACGTCTGTAGTGTTCCACTCTCATATATCTTTATGAGAGGTCAAGGAATCAAAATCTTCAGTTTGGTTGCGAAAGAATGTAAGAACGAAGATTTCTTGATTCCAAGTATGCAGAAACCTTTCAACGCACCAGTTGAACAAGATGATGACGATGGATACGAAGGTGCAATCGTTTTGGAACCAAAAACAGGCATTTATATTGATGAACCTATATGTGTGTTGGATTACGCATCGTTGTATCCATCAAGTATGATCAGTGAGAATTTGTCTCATGACTGTATTGTCACTGATCCAAAATACGATAATCTTCCGGATGTTGAATATCTCAATATTTCGTATGATGTATATGAAGGTGCAGGCGATAAAAAACACAAAGTTGGTGAACGTGTGTGTAGGTTTGTCCAACTGCCTAATAATGAAAAAGGAATTATTCCCAGGATTCTGATAAAGTTATTGAGAAAACGAAAAGAGACACGAAAGAAATGTGAATGGCAGACTGTTACATGCAGTGATGGTCGTACATTCAAAGGGCTTGTTAACCAAACCGCAGATACGACATCAATTTCGTGTCATGATGGTAACAAAGTAGAGCTTAATAACAGTGAAATTAGATCAATTGATGATACTTATGACGATTTCCAAAAGGCAGTTTTGGACGGTTTGCAGCTTGCATACAAAGTCACGGCAAATTCTCTGTATGGACAGATCGGTGCAAGGACAAGTCCGATATATCTCAAGGATATTGCTGCGTGTACGACTGCAACTGGTAGGAAGATGATTCTTTTGGCCAAAGATTTTATCGAGAAAAATAACGACGCAGAGATCGTATATGGGGATAGCGTAACTGGTGATACTCCATTGATATTGCGATTTCCAGACGGACATATCGATATTCAAACAATTGAAACAGTCAATAATAATTGGATCCCTTACACGAATTTCAAACCATTTGATTCTGATAGATATTCCAAAGAGCAATCATTTCTGAATGCAGAAATTTGGACTAATGGTAAGTGGGCAAAAATCAATCGTGTAATTCGACACAAAACATGTAAACGCCTTTATCGCATCAATACATTCGAAGGTTGTGTTGATGTTACAGAAGATCATTCTCTACTTGATTCAAATTGTAATCAAATCAAGCCAACAGAATGTCATGAAGGTATTACACAATTACTTCATAGCTTTCCTGACATTTTCCCTGAAATGTCGATTCCTGTGAATGAATATGGATCGTCGTATAATCATGAGAGTTGTATTGTCCAGAAATGCAAAACACGTAAAAACGTATACAATGAAACTATGTTCTATAAGGCAAATTATAGAAAACGTTCAAATACATATGCAATGACTAATGAATGTAAATTATGCATCAAACACAAAAAATGCAAAATACAAGGGAAATTGTTTGATGGTGTTATCAACAAAAAGATTTTGAACTACCATGTACCTTGTTACAATGTTTCTAAATACGAAGCATGGGTATGGGGATTGTTTTTTGGAGATGGAAGTTGTGGTATTTATAAATATCAAAACAAAATTAAATATTCATGGGCTATAAACAATTCAAATCTTCAATATTTAGACAAAGCATTCAAGTATCTTCAAGCGAAAGAACCATCTAATGTGGTTAAATTTAAAGTTCTTGATACGCTTGATTCATCAGGTGTTTACAAGTTGGTTCCTACAGGCAGTATTAAATATATGGTTGAAAAATATCGTGAAATGTTTTATGATAAAGATGGATATAAAAAAGTTCCGATTCAAATATTGAATGCACCATATGATGTGCGTTTATGGTTTATGAAAGGATACCTCACAGCTGATGGTACAAAAGACACCGAAACAAGGAACAATGGTATCAAAGCTGGAAAATGGGCCTTTGCTTGTAAAGGAAAAATAGGTGCACAAGGTTTGTTCTACTTGATGAAATCGGTTGGATGGAAGAATATCAGGGTGAATATACATCATGGAAAAGATAATGTATATTGGATTTGCAACATAACTGATACAAATCATGTATCAAAACATGCCAACACTGTAATGCATAAAATTCAGCTTAAAGATACAGACATAAACGATAATACTTATGTATACGATATTGAAACAAGTGAAGGAGTATTCCACGGTGGTGTTGGTTCTATCATTCTTAAAAATACCGATTCATTATTTGTAAAATTCTATACTAAAGATGAGCTTGGAAATCGTATCAAAGGAAAAGATGCGATTCCCAGAGTACGTGAACTTGGTATCAAGAACTCAAAAGCTATCAGTAAAATCTTGAAACCACCACATGATCTGGAATGGGAAAAGATCTTCTATCCATTCATACTTTTGTCAAAGAAAAGGTATGTAGCCAATAAATACGAATGGGATGATCATAAATACAAGCAAAACAGTATGGGTATTGTGTTGAAACGTCGTGATAACGCAAACATTGTCAAGAAGATTTACGGTGGTATTATAGACACTATCTTGAATGAGCAAAATATTGAGAAATCTATTGACTTCTTGTCGACAAGTCTAAATGATTTGGTAAGTGGTAAGTACCATATTGATGACTTGGTAATTACCAAGAGTTTGAAAGCAGATTACAAGGATCCTGGGAGAATTGCTCACAAGATGTTGGCGGATCGTATGAAAGAACGTGATCCAGGAAATGCACCAAATGTCAATGACAGAATTCCCTTTGTTTACATCGAAACCCCGCCTCCTGAGAAGAAAGGGACAAAAGTGTTACAAGGTGAACGTATCGAAACACCTGACTTTATCAATGCAAACAACTTGAAACCTGACTATGAGTTCTATATAACAAATCAGATCATGAATCCTGTATTACAAGTTTATGCACTAGTACTTGATCAGTTGAAAGGATATGATAAATCAGAAAACTATTGGCCTGAAATGGAGGCTAAAGTTTTAGAAGCAAAAGGGGGCGATGTAAAAAAGATGCAAGCACGAGTACAAGATCTTCGAGAACACGTTGTCAAAGAATTGTTATTTGATCCTGTACTGAACGTGTTGAAAGCTAAGAGAACACCCCCGAAACCCCCGAAAGAAAAGGCACCACCCAAGCCACGACAGCCACGTGCAAAAAAGACTGTTGAAGTATTACCACCATTACAAGATGGCGAACCACCTGTTGTCATTCTCACAAAGCAAAAAGAAGATACTGATGTTGTGAAACCCAAGAGATCTCTCCGAAAAGTACAAATCTGATAATTAGCAACTTTCTATATATATTTACTTTATAATATAATGAAATATATTGGAATAGTCAGCATTGTTATCGTTTTATGTTTGGCATTATTGTCGACATACTTATTTATGTATGAAATACGCGAAAGTCGTGTAGATAACTAACGCAAAATACTTGCATTTATTATACATCTTGTGCACGATATTATTGTTACAACTATGTTATTCTTAATGGGTTGTTTACTTGTGGGATCTACTGTAGGATATTTCAATTTCACATTAGTCTTTATCATAAACACTGTATATTTGTTTGTGATATTGCAATTTGCATTCAACAAAATGTGTATTTTTTCAATTTGGTTCAACAAGGCACTTGACCGAGACAAATGTACACCATATTACACTTTGTGTGATGTGGTATTTGGAAAAGTAAAAGTACATGAAAACAACTGCAAGTATATCGAATCACAATCATGTCCAAAAAACTCACATATGTGGTTATCAACTAACTCAACGACTATTGTAATTCTTATCCTTATTAACCTCGCGTACCTGATGAAATCCTTTGGGTTTTAGGTTTTAATGTAATCGTTGTAACCTTCTCTTGATGTTACGAATATTGTGTCTCGACAACACCAATGGATTCTCGTCTTCTTCATAAACATCAAGTATATACGACTCATGAAATGATGTAGCATCCTGCAAGGACTGCAACGACAATGGTTGCTCAACAGACATACCATTATTTGAGAAGAAATATCCTCTTACGAATACATCGTTTCCTCTAGTTCCTCTAAACCATCGTACATATGTAGTTTTAATAACCCAAATACGTTCATACATACCAGGCACTTCGAGGGAATGATCTTCATCATTGCCCAAGTAACACTTAACCACAAGAATATCCCCTGGTGCTATCTTCCGCACATTAAACAATGACCTTGGAAATTCCATACTGATTCACTATACTGAATCACTATACCGAATCATTATACCGAATCACTATACTGAAGTATCTTTCAAATTTGTAGATAATTTACCGTATTATTTAAACATTTAATTTTATCAGTTTTGAAAAACAGATGAATCATTGTGATTCTTTTTTTTTATGTTAATCGGGTATTTTATGGTAAATAATCGTGAATCATTTTTACGATCAAAAATAATGATTTTTGGCCAAAAAGTCTTTG